AATTTGGTTCCATAAGTTGTTTACAGAAAATGAGCGGGAATTCAATAGTTTCATCATCCGAGATTGTGAGTTGTGACAACACATCAATATCCCAACCAAAGAAATGATCCTTAGTTTCAACTTTCTTACCGGCCATTTGGCGTAGCATAGCAACTGTGATTTTACCACCGTATTTAAGGTAGTCCATCGTTGTGTTGAGATTCAATTCAAGTTGGTCATATACGTTTGACCCATAAGAACCTGGGTTGATTGTGTTGATGAATTCGGCTTGTTTCTTGAAATGTTTTGGTTTCAATACTGGTACGCGTGTGATGTCAAGTTTAATTGTAGTCATTATGTTCTCCTTTAACAATGTCAATGCATGTGTTTAAAATGTCGTGCTCCATAAGTAATAAATCCTTAGGAGTGTAGTGTAGACTGCTTTTTGTCTTAGAGTATAGTCCGTAGTGACTGTTATAGTCAATATCAGATACATCTGGCCAATTAAAGCGTCCGTCAATACGTGAGTTAAATAATTCGTCTGTAATTTCGCTGTGTGGTGGGATCTTGTATCCACTAATAAATGGAATGTTGAATCCATGCTGCGGTACATAACAATTTGTATCATTGTCATGTTGTAGACGGATAGAGACGAAATACCCTTTTCCAAGTCCTTCAGCGATATAATTATCGAATTTAGTCTTGGAATTACGAATATCCATCAAGAATTGTTTCATTGCAGCAGCCTCAGAGAATACGAACATTCTCAAGTCGCGATTACGCTCAGATAACAATAGATAAGGAAATGGTATACGCCAAAGCTTATTTGTGAAGTATCCAACCATCACGTTACAATACCCAGGAACGTAAATATTTACGCCTGGAGAATTCCGAATTCGATGTAAAATCCCACCCCGGGCAATTTTTGATAAATCGATTTCTGGATCGAGTGGTTTAAAATAAACACACTCTGTCAGAGCCTGCATAAGAAAAGACCCGCGGTATTCTATGGCCTTCTCCGTATAGTCAGGTTCGTTAAATGGTTTGAGGATTCCAATGTTTTCAATACCCATGGCGTCCTCCTATTTGAACATCTTTTCTGGAATATATAACCCCAATCCTTCAGTCACTGTGTTTTGATCACCAAAAGTAAATACATCTGGTGCATTAGTTTGTTCTTGACGGAACATGGAGAAGATATCACAATTAGAATTGATCCAATGGATAACTTTCTCAGGTGCCTGTACTATCATGAATTCCAAATCAATGAACTGATCTTCACGATCACGGATCACACAAATAAGAGGATCCTTGTGTTCTGGAGTCTTAACACAGAAGAATTTGTGCATGCTCATCATGTCCAACTTATCCTGCAGTACTCCAGTGGCATTGTGTAGAATAACCATACCGTTAAAGTCATATCGTTCTTCAGCGCCCATCAAATAATGCAACACACCATAACATTCCGAGTAATATGACTTCATGCCCGGATCAATATGGTTGTCAGCTGGAATATTATCCCACCAGTGTCCACCTTTCTTAGGTTTAACCCACTGGTTTAGAATAAGTTTGTTCTTCCAAACCCAGTTAACAGCCCATTTGTTTACTTTCTTTTTGCTTTCCTCTGGTAATTTCTCATGCCACTTCTTACGAAGAATAAAGAGGGCAAAAGAAGTCACAAGATTCTTAAACCCTCGCACGATTCCAGAGACGATTTTATTCATCGTCGTCATCGTCTTCCTCCATGTTGTACACATATAACTCTGGCTCAAGTTTACCTTCCAAGATATCCCCAATAGCCACACCGCATTCACGATATAGTGATTCGGCTTTGTCGTAGTCTTCTTTAGAGATATGGAAGAGTCCATAAGTACCGTCATCATTAGCACGTTTACTTCCACGGTCATGCTCAATATATGACACAAGAGTATCGTGGATTACCGGATCAATATCAGACTCGAAGTCAAGACCAAGAGTCTCTACAATCCAACCTGCGAATTCTTGTACAGTACCGATATCGCCTGTATCAGTGGATAAGCGATCAGCGTATTCCAAGATTGCTTCAGCTACAGATGCGAAGTCAATATATGTGTTACCAAATGTGAAGTACTCGATACGACGAGCAATAATATCTTCACGACGTCCCCAATCTCCTACTTTAGTTTTGCTTGGTAGGAATTCCCATGAGAACAATGCGATAAGATCTCGGCGAAGAGATTTATCTGTGATACCATATCGATCTAGGACGAGGGCTTTGTAGTAATCATATGCATCAGATGTGTTTTTATCGTAAATAAGACGATCGTGTTCCATATCTGCTCCTTTCAAAGTCTTAATTTGACGAGCCATGTCTTCGACAGACTCAACGATATCGCGGATAGGACGATCTGCCTCACGATAATTGTAGAAACGAGTTTTGTCCACATCCAATTTCTGAACGTATTCATTTGTAAGACCATCAAGATCCATTTCTTGAATGATTTCTTCAGTAAGAGGATCGTATTCTGGGCCAAAGTTGATCTCGTATGGGCTCAATGTACGACGAATAAATCCGTCTTCTGTCTTGAACCAATCTAGCCCGTCATCTGGAAGGCCTTCTAATTCACGGAGGTGTTTCTCGTTTTCAATCATACGAGCCTCACGTTCCTTAGCTTCTTCTTCCAATTGTTTAGCCTCAGCTTGAGCAACGAGTTCATCATAAGATAACCCGTCAGCCTCTAGCTCTTCCTCTTCCTTCCACCATTTGTAAATGCGGTAGGCGCCGTAACCGACGCCCGCTGCACCTGCAACACCTAATAATACTTTGACCAATGGTTTCATTATATGATTCCTCCTGTATTAAGCTAATTCTTTACGTCCTGGGATAAGATCACGGAAGTTTGTTGTAGCATATAAGTTACGTGGGCACTTCCAACGTACATAGATTTGTGGTTCATGGACTTGTTCTTCAGCATTCCATACTTCCATGATATCGTATTCAATATAGAATCCATCAGTATCTGTCCAACCGAATGGTAGAGCAGCTTTAGGAACATCGAAGCCTAGTTGATCCAACATATCAGAGAAGTTCAACAATCCCTTACGAGCAATCTTTTCTTCAAGCACACGGATAGATTCACGGATCCATTGTTCGTTGTATTCTGGGCTATCTGATGCATAGTTTGCAGAATATTTGAACCAGTTACCGTACATCAATCCTTCCTTAGGAACAAATGATTGTGCTTCCTTACCATCTTCTTCGACGGTTACTTGGTCCATTGGAGTGTCAATCTTTTTGAATGTCTCCTCATCCAATACTTCTTTACATTGTAGACGGTAGCGAGCATGTTCTTCTGTAACAGCGGTAAGGGCCGCAGATACAGCTTTAAGACGGTTTGTTTGGATAGCAAATCCCAATCCAATAGCAGCAGTAGATGCCACAGCGATAGCAACTGGCACAGCAACGTCTTTGGTTACGTCTTTAATAACGTCCAAACGAGTGTATTCTTCACCAGCAGCATCTTTAGCTTCGTATTTAGCTTTGGTTGCTTCGAGTTTCTTACCAGATTTGATACCTTGATATACGGCAATACCATATCCGACAAGACCAGTAGTCACTAACGCGATTGGTGCGTACTTCTTACCAAGGATTTTGGCTGTGTTATAAGTTGTTTTAGCTCCTGCTTTGATAGCTTTTACATTAAGTTTTGGTAATTTCATTTTGTTTCTCCTTTTCTCTTAACCGCGATTGATTCTAACATTCTCTGAAAATGATTGATGATCTTCACTATTCTCATATAAGAACGTTAGTCCTGAACTGTTGACACTTGAAAAATGACTTGTGGCAACACACGATTTGTTTTTGTTGATATGATCAATATGATTGAATGTAATACTCCAATCATGCTGATGAATATGTAGATCCACATTTGTTACTTTCTCAAATAACAATGGTCGCTGATCACCTTTAGGATAAATTCTAAGTCGCATAAAGTTCCTCCATAAGCTTATCGACTGCGCAATCGATAGCCTTCTTTCTTTTATGACTGAATGTGAATTCCGGAATATCGTAGAAAGGATAAACCTTGAATCCATCAGTAACTCTAAATATGTAATTATGTCCTTCGGCAGATATAGTATAAATACTACCATCTTCCGATTGTGAGATATTATCTACGTCATGGAATGTATCAATATACATGTTATCCATTAACAATATAACATTAAGTTTTACGTCTACATTCATAAGCAGCCTCCAATACTAATCCGGCGATTGTCAGCTCAAATAAGAAGAAAACTCCACAAATAACCCACACTAATGTCCACGCTTCAAATGCCTTAAACCAAATGAAAGCATAGAATAACATTATATGAGTCAATGTTATAGGTATTGATATAAGTAATGCTTTAAAAAACTTTACCATTATCTATCACCCCTAACCCAAAGATATGCCAATACGAACCATCCGAATGGCGGCGTGCACAATAAAAACAAAGTCCCTAAACAACTACGCATAGTTAGTCCTCTTTCTTCTTAAATTTGCAGCAGATTTCCCATTTAGAGCCGTCGTGTAACGGTCTAATATCAACTTTAGATTTGAGCCATAGGTATTCAAAGTCCCGTGGATCGAATCTGTCTTCTGGAAAATCCAGAAGTATTTTAAAATCACGTAATGTCATCTCGTCAACGGTATCCATATGACCGACAATACGCTTAAGCTTGGCTATGTCTGAGGTAACAAGTCCCTGAGACATTATCCTGTTCCAATGATTGCCCATTATTTCTTTTCTCGAAATCGCTTCTGCAATTTCTTAATCCTTCCTATTTCACAAATTTCTTGAAAGGTGAAAAATAAAGCTGTAACAAATCCTAAAAACCATAATGTTGCGAATTGTACTTGTAACCAAGGGTGCTTTTCGGTTAAAACAATTGCAGTATACATAAATATACCGAAGATAATAAACACAACGGTATAAAACAATATGTTAAACATTGAATTATAGTACGGTTCCAACTTCTTCATTTTACACCTCCACTGGTTGTGGGAATTGGATCTTATATCCTCCGCCACGCGCAGCTACAATGCGTGCACCATTCAAACCTCCAGTAGATACTGACCATCCATATGAGTGATCCGTAAATGACGCAGCATTATCCGTTAGTTCATAATAATCCCCAACAGTAACAACATCATATTGGTTGAGGTTTGCGAGTAGTACGTTAAATACTTCCTGCGCTTCTTGTCTAGTCTCGAACGCAATATCATTCACAATATTACTAGCTCGAGTGTTACGATGTGCAAAGCTCTTAGTGTAGTCTGTTTGCTTACCGCGATATGTATCCATACGGGTTACGTTATTACCACGTCCCCAGAACGATCCTATATTAGCTCGACGGTGAATATAGTCATCACCAAATATTGCACGTTGTACGGCTGTGACTAATACGTCAGCAACCGTGTTTTGAATTGACGGCACAATAACTTCTTGCACCATATGTGTGGCTGCACCACGGAAACCTTCTTCACCGAATAAAACATTTGAAAACCATTTACCAACACCAGGCTTCTCAATACGCCCTTTGGCCACTGGCTGGATATGTTTTTCTTCAAGTTCATGATCTCCGACGTTAGCCGTACGTAATTTGACTTTATCGTAGTCTGTCTTTTTACTCATTAATTCTCCTGCTTTCTATAGTTGCGATCCATCGTGCGTCGTCCATTTCCATGTGCTTCTGTACTCCGGATACTGCATAATATCGCTCGCCCTTGAACATCATCATATTATGATAGACATTCAACTCCGTCGCAATATCCGCTAATGCGATATCACGAGGGCCATCCAATGGGATGACAAATGTGAAATGATTTGGTAGCGGGTTCTTAACTTGAACAACTCCATAATCTTCCAAAATAACTGCCATAAATTATTTACTAGCTTTATCTTTAGCCATGTATCCCCACATGAACAATAGAATGCCCTGAATTGAGCCGGTGAAACATACGGCAAATCGTGGATCGAGTTCGAAAAATACAATAAACATTGTGTAAATCATCGCACTCAGCAATGCTCCAATAACTGCCAACATAACGGCTCCAGCTAAAACTCTCATTCGCTAGATTCTCCTTTCTTTTAAAAAAACAAAAAGAATAAGAGGTGTGTAAACCCCTTATCCTTTGAAACTTAATTAGTCTTCGTCATCGAATGTTTCGAAGTCTCCTTCAATAACATCGTCTTCATCCTGATGTTTAGCAGCGTTGTAGATAGAGACTGCAAGCGTACCGATAGCAACTCCTGTTAGGAATCGTAGTGCTGGTTTGCGGTATTTAGCGATGAAATCCGCGGTCTTTTCACCGAATGATTTCTTCTCATTAACAACCTCAATTGTCACTTCAGATTCTTTTTCTGGAGCTACTACTTCAGTAACTTCATCTTTTACTTCCTCAACTGCTTCAACAGTTTCCTCGATTTGTTTTGAAACTTCTTTTGACATTTCTTTGTCCTCCTTTTATTTCGTTTCATTATAGTGTGTGTAAATCCTGCGCTTTATTTAGTTTCCTTTCGCGAAATAGCAATACCAGCAGTAGCGAGGAATACACCAGTAGTAACCAAAGCAAGTTCTAGGCTAGATCCTGTATTTGGAAGAGAGTGTGTCTCAACTTTCTTAGCAGCTTCAATAACCTTAGGCGGGATATTATTCACAACAGGTTTCTTTTCTTCGTATTTACGAATAACAACTTGTTTAGGTGCTGGCGGCGTGAGAGGTTTAGGAGTTACCTTAGGCTTATCCTCTGGTTTCTTAGGATCTTCCTTAGGTTCCTCTTTAGGTTTTTCCTCTGGTTTCTTAGGATCTTCTTTAGGCTTATCTTCCGGTTTCTTAGGATCTTCTTTTGGTTTTTCCTCTGGTTTCTTCTCTTCTTTCTTGTTTTCACCATCGGCTTTACCCTTACCACTTACGAATTGATAAGGTACATCACGATATTGTGAATTGAAGTTATCTGCACCAAGTACAACGCTATTCAAATAACGTTCGGCTTGCTTGATGACCTTTGTACGATAACTAATATACAACTGGTCTGAGAGTTTATCGGCAGACCAAGTGAAACCATTAGTATGGAATACAGGAGCGATCTTAGTTGCTTCCGATTTTTTTTCTTTCCAAGGGTTATTTGATTCAACAGCTACCATTTTGAACGAATCCTTAACGTATTCTTGGTTTTCATCCCAAGTATCGGAAACTTTTACGTTGACAAGGTCTTTCTTGGCATAGTTAACGCGCATTGCCCATACGATTTCACCTGGATGTTCAGCGTCCTCTCCTCCCCATTTCATAAGAGTTTCGTCCTTACCGATAACGCCAGCTTTACCAGTAGTAGTTTCAACCTTACGACCATTGAAATCAAGGGCAACTTGTTGGTTCTCCTTAACCTTTTCGACATTCCATTGAGTTTGAATATCGAGTGAGAACGTTTTGTTTAATGGGTGTGATTCGAAATAGTCGTTGAATACAGTTGTGACTTCATTATTGTCTTTGTTCGCAGTAGCTGTACCGACTTCTGTTCCTTCGTTATTATTAACAGGGAATGTGTAGTTATTTACCAGCTTAAGTTCCTCAGGCAATCCAACAGTAATGCTGTCACCTTTGTTAATGGTAATTTCGTCTGGGATTTGGATATCATTTACTTTGACATCAACATCTGCGTAAATAGTATCGTTAGATGTTGTCACTTCGACCGAAGGATTTTGTACTGTGATGTTAGTATCTTCTTTTGTTACCACAGTATCGGCTTCGTTAGCTAATACGCTTGGTGCTGTCAAAAGGGCAAGTGCAATAGTTCCTGTGAATACGATTGATTTTTTCATTTTAGTTTCTCCTTTAAATTAAATAGTCCGGGTTAACTACTTCCCGAATCCAGCTCAAAGTGTCATGACCTTTATCTACTCGGTCATACACGGTATCTAACACGTCTAAAAAATAACGAACTTTGTGTTCGTCTACCACGGCATCTTTATGATGATTAAATGGCTCGAAATGGATCCTTTCTCCAATAACACTCTCCATCTCATCATAATAAAATCCCTCAGCTAAAGATATAATTAATTCATCGACAATTCGTCGGACAACGAACCATAGTAACAGATCGATGTCCAATATCTTCACATCTTTAGGCACGGTCAATAATCCTGCAATATATTGTCTATACTCAGAATCCAAATATGTCCGTCGCCAATTTGTGATGAGACGATCGATATACCAATCATCGATGAAAAATAACTCTTTGAGAGGAAGTTTACGAATGCTCGTGACAATATAGTCATCGAATTCAATCTTGGTTAATACAAGATCTGTCCGACAACCGTTTCGTTCACGCATCCTCTAGTACCTCCGAATAATACTTTTCGAATTCCTTTCTCAGCTCTTTTGTATTCTTAAATACTCGACTACCATCTTGGTTATCCTCAATACGATCTAAGAGATCTGTAGTGACCTCGTAAATAAGACTGTATTGTTCCTTCTCAGCATCTGCGTAATCAAATACAGATTTGTAATATGACGTCTCGAGCATTGCCAATAGAATATTATCAACTATGCGTCGAGCAACCCGTAAGAAATATAAATCCATATCCAAGACGTGCATCTCAGGTGGAATAGTCATGATAAATTGGTAGTAACATTTGTAGTCTTCTTGTGCTGGACATTCACCGGTCTCTTTGTTTTTCTCCAGCCAGGCATTAATGCCGTCCTCAATATATGACTTAGGAACGAGTAAGAACTCGTCCAAAGCCATCGCTCTAATAATAGACGTCACTGTATCTTTGAATTCAGCAGACGTCTTCACGATTGGTGTTGCCATTATTTATTCTCCTTATAGTAGTCTCGGATTGCTTCTAATATTGTTTTGTCATCGGGAACTTCGATAACGCCAGCTTCGAACTCGTGTGCAAAAATGTCGTCCTCATTATGTTTATATGTAACTATCTCTGTCAGCCCAACAATCAAGAACCGGCGTGTTTTGAATTTGTGGTTATCTAACATATGATCCGCAACGAAAAATTTACAGTTATTCATCATGAATTCCCAGCGTTGTCGTGTTTTGGCGATAAGTTTTTCGTCGTTACTAGTGACTGTGAGTGAGAGATTATCATGTTGTGTGATTTTGTAAGTTGGCAATTTAGATTTAGACATTATAGTTTCTCCTTTTTGAAAAAAAAAAATGAAAGGGGCGGTAAACCCCTTTAAGTCATTTGAATAGTGCTTTCTGAATCGGTGACCATAGCTTGCTTGCAATGATTCCTGTATGCTCAACGCCAAGAACTGCAATCCCAGCGGCGCCGTTAATAACCGTATTGAAAATATCAATCGGCTTAACCTTATACTTAATTTCTTCATTCTTAAGTGCAATCAGTCGTGCCAACCGTTTTTCAACCAAAAGTTGTTCGGCTTCTGTTTTTGCATCTCGGAGTTTGAGCTTTTCCTTCTCAATCTCTGCATCCAAGCTATCGAACGCGATAGCGTAAACCACTTTATCAATATCTTTCATATTGTTTTACCTTCCTTTCACTATACCCCTTGTTTTTTCTGCGATGGATATAGATAAGAATTCGCTAAATGCTTCTCAAATCCATACCAGTTGTGGACTATAGAATGATTGATTGGAAATACCTTTTTGGTTCCATAGAAATTAATACTACATCTTGAATACATTCTATAATTTCGTTTTAGGAATCCACCGTCATGTCCAACCAAGCATTTGTTTGCAATAAACCAATCCATATCGTACAGACGATCTTTTCTATCCGAATCTAAATATAGAATGTTTCCGCGTTCTGTTGTATATAAATCGACAATAAAATATATACCATATCCCAAAGCATGCCATGTACTAACATAGAATTTAATACCTTTAACAAGTATATATTCGGTTGATTGTGGTGTGTCCCATAGTTCATCATAAAATGGAATATGCTCGCTCTTAACTAAAAGAAGAGTGTCGTCGTTATCACCTGTGTCTTCGGCAATATCATTAAGCAAGATAGACACAACCTTATCGCCAGTGTCAATAATATATCGAACAATACCAAACTCATCTAATTCACTCATATTGTCACCCTTCTCCCCATGCCATATCGTCCAGCAGTCCTCTTAAATCGTTATCGGGATCTGTAATCTGATCTACAACCCTTTTGATTTCGGATAAAACAAACTCCTCTGTGTTTTCTTTTTCACCATCACCATAGTGATTGCAGTCAAACCCAATTACCCACGTGTTGTTTTCACCATTATCGGAAAATGTTAGACCTTGGTGTACATCAATGACATCATTAAGATCATCATAGTGTTCGCCATTAAGGGGATGGTCTGCTGGTAAAATAACATATCCACACAACCACCAGTTGCGCATACTAAAATCGTCTGATCCAGTAATATTGATAGCTTCATGCACACTTTGAGATTTATAGAATCCCACTCGATTAATAAAACAATCAAAACCTTTATAGTTGAATTCTTTAATAGTATTAACTTCCATGTTATTACACCTCCACAAAATATCCACGCACGTTGCCTTCAAAATGACGGTGCTTAGGTGGATTGTTAAGAGCAATATGTCCTTCTGGACGAGTGTCATCAACAATCAAATCGTTAGAATTTAATCTGAATGATGTTTCATATGCGCCATACATTTTATTAGCACTCAAATAACAAAAAGACACATTGTTATGGTGAAACATGTCCTTGACCATATTATAGAAGTCTTGACTAAATGGAATACGGAATTCCACATCATACGATGGGACATTATCCGCATACTCGTAGTCGAAGTTGATAATATTATCGCTCAATAACACTGACATCACTTTCTCATCATTAATACAGATAAGTCTCACAATCCCTTTTGACATAATAAGTCCTCCTATTTATCGTCTTTCAATAGTTCGTCTAATACACATTCAGAAGAATAATCGAGTCTTTCTCCCTCGACATCTGCTAATACACCGTGCATACATTCGCTATTGAGCAAGCGTTCATTGATTTCTTTATTACGTTTGTTCGTAGCTCGACGGATCACAGCATAAGATAATGCCATAATACCAGCACTTAAGACTGAAATATACGCACTGTTGAGCTGCTCTTGATCAATACCATCGTATTTACCTTTAAGATATACAGCATTTGTGAAGTCATCCCCAAAGTCAACAGCATCTACTTTAACTAGTTTATCAAATAGTCCCATCTTATTTACCTCCATAAAACATTTCTTTAAATACATCAGTTGCACGTTCGTCTTTGTAAATTTCCTGAAGTACTTCTTGAGTAGCTTCCTCACGCAATTTACAAATGTATTTACTTACACCATATAAAACGCCTCCCATGATCAACCCTGCGATTGCCATGTTTTTAGCGGTTCGTTTAGTTTCTTCCTCGAACATTTCGAGGTTACTAATATCATTGAAAGTTTTCTGATACTTAGACACAACATATGCCATATCAGAATTTTCAATAGAAACTTCTAGCCCAAGATTATTTTTAATAATCATCACAATACTCCTTTGTTTTAAATATAGAACTAATTGATAGCTCCTATAGACATATGACCAGATCTAAAGGAGATTTTTGTGAACTCGTATCAAACGGCGAAATATGAAAAGATAAAAATGTACTAAAAACGCTCTGATCATATGCCCGTAGGAACTATCAATTGTTGAGTTTATAGCCGACTTCAGACTACACAATAGGATTTTTTGTATGAAACACAGTGTGAAGAGAGTCTCCTTCTTTAATTATTTTGTACCTAATGTGCAGTATGAAACCGGCTATGCCGATTGTTAATCGTTTTCGTAATTATAAATATTACTTAAAACAGTTGCTGACAATTTTGAATAAGATGTTACAAATTCTACCAAATTGTTTTTGGTATGAATATCAAACGCTGTATGTGTTGCTACATTAAGATCGCCAGTAGTTAAAGCACCTTTGCATTCTGCTAAAAATGCCTTAGCTACGCTACCTATAACAACAAACTTAGCGTAAAAATCACCCTTAAGAGGATATGCATATACCTTTATCGAGTCAGTATCCTTCACGAAAATAGGATTCTGTCTATTGATTTGGGTTGGTCGAGTGTGGAATTTGATTTCCATTAAGATCCTCCTTAATTTTAATTAATTCGTTTTCGAGAGTATCGATTTCCTCTTGTTGTTTACTAATAGTCCTTTCTATCCGCTGCATGCGAGTTTCCTCGATTTGGTGTTCCCTAAAAACTTGAGGAATCATATAAGATATGACTAGCCCCACGCCTATAATTATGGAAACCACTGACCATGTATATCCTCGCTCACTTCTGTGTGGATCCATGTTGGGCTCTTTCTAACTCGAGTTGTTGTTTGTAATATGTAGCTGCCTTGTCTCGAGTTTCCCAGCGAGCTTTATACATTTGTATTTGTTGATCTTTTGATAAGATCTTTTGTTCATATGTGTGGGTGAAAGATATAAGAATACCAATAAAGCATAACCATGTTAATCCTTGAATCAACCATTTAATTCGCTTTTCGTCTCGCTCCATATCTTTCACAATAATCTCAATTGAAAATTCGTCCATCGTGACCTCCTTTGACAGAAAAAAAAAGAAAGATACTAAATGTACCTTTCGCTATTATAGGTGATGAATTAACCATAGCATACTCTTATAGAATACGCTATAGAATATAAATTCTATCAGCCACCAAATTGCTTTTAACATTTTAGTATCCTTCATTCCGTAATTTTTTCAAAACCTTATGTACTGTATCTAATCTTTCTCTATGTGGACCCTCGTCCGCAATCATGTATCCCTGTTTGATGAGTTTCTCAATATGAGATTCCTCCATCACAGCATATAATGATAAGCAGCGAAATCCAATTTCACGAAATAGTTTACGTAACATAATAAGTTACCTCCTTAAATTATCTTTTCATTATAGAACGTGTAATTTCTGCGGAGGAAGACCTTCCCAGCAGTCCTCTAAAGGAGCGCCAACCGGTACTGACAATAATTTGTACTTCTTACGAATATCGTTAATCTTTCTATAGATCTCACGAATCCGCCATCTTGACCAATCATTTGGTCTAAATGTCCATCGAATTCCAGCCCATTGTGATTGATCGCCGGCGATTGCACGATAGTAAATATCGGTACTCTCAACCAATAAATAAATCATGTCTGTATCGTTCAAATTAGTATACTTAATTGTGCTCATTTATTAACCCCCTGGAAATTGCACTTTACGATTGATGTTAACCAATACCTCATTATGATAGTCCAACAGCTTTTGTTGTGCCTCTATCTTATACTCTAGTTTCTCAATTTTCTTATCTTGATCAGATATAATTCCAGCCATGATTAAATATAGTATGAAGAATCCAACTATACAAAATCCTATTAATTTGAAATTACGATCTTCCAAATCCATCTCTAACCTCCATTCTCAAAAAAATAAAGCTAGGTGTAAACCTAACTTTATTCTTGATCTGTATTCGCAAATCGCAACACATTAACAGCAATAATATAAAGTCCTCCGATGATAACAGTTCCGTCTACCATTCCTTGAGCAAGACCTTTCAAGCAGCCTTTAGCAAAGCTGTCTTCATATTTAACCTCAAGTTTAGTACCTTCGTAATTGTATAGTCCAAATAGACCTTTATTAATATTGAACATAATGTTGTTCCTCCTTTAAATATCTTTTCATTATACTACTTGTAATTTCTGCGAAAAAGAAAAAGGAGGACTAAGTCCTCCGTGCGCCTATTTACTTGATCGGCGTAGTAGTGCCATGTAAACCGACATTTTAACCCATTGGTAAACGACCTTCATGTATTTGGAATTCTTATCGTCCTGTTTAGCGTCCATATACTCGAACACCTTACCCATACCATTAGCGACTTGATATTGTGTCTTATTGAAGCGTTTATACTCCTTCTGACCAATAACAAAACACTTATTAGATGCGTCAGTTAATTCTTGCATATAGTTGCCAAACGTTTGAACAAATTCATTCCGTTTTTTAACTGTAAGGTCTTTTGCCAATCGGGTAAGTCGTTCATGATACTTACGCTCAATTTTTGATAGCAAAATACTAGCACGGATATAACCGTCCTTCTCTTGTTTTTGTTTTGAAGATTCTACATACATCATAATAATGTACCTCCTTTTATTTTATCTCTTCATCATAGGACGTGTAAAAGTTGCGTCACTTAATACACCTTTGCAAAATCGTATAAGTCACTATCCGACATATACTCGCCTTTGTTGTTAACACTCAACCTAGGAGTTTCTGTTTCCCCTGAGTCGAGAATATCTCCAAGAGTATCTGTGTATGCCCTAACCACCATCAGTAAGTTTGGTGCATCCTTCTTGGATATAAAAGCTGTCTGAGCGGTCAGATTAGGATTTGGGTTTGGTGTGTGAATATGCAAACCATCAAAATATGACTTGTCGGGATCCACAAACCCTCTAACCACAACGAGTTCGTCATTAACCGTCATGTTAATATATAACTCAATCATATCTAACTTTGGATTATAATCTCCCATAATATACTTGTATTTAATTGAATATACTTTGGGGATATGCTTAATAGAACCTCTCGGCTTTCCTTTAGTCTTTTTCCTGACTTTGCTTACTGCCATGAATATCTCCACCCCATATCAATAGTTTTAAATGCATCCGTATCTCTATCCCATAATTCATTAATATGAAACTCTTCTGGAGTATCTGTCAAATCTTCTGCTACCATAACAGTTCTAACTTCGTCTTTGTATTTAACATCGATGAGTTCACGAATACGATATAGAGTATATTCATTTGTATCTACTTTATTCAACAAATACTTAATCCCTTTAAACCCTTGAGCGTAAATAAGATTTTCATTGATGATCTTATGGTTAGTTTGACTACGTCCGCGGTGAATAACACTTAAAGATTCATCTTTTAACATTTCATAAAATTCTTGTTGGAAGAAATAAATGTTTTTACCTTTTGGTAAAGGTCTACCATCTACTCGTTCGAATTTGTTTTTGACGCCATCTGACATTTGAATAATTGGATTCCAACGCGTTGTGCTGAGCAATAAAATTTTGTCCATATTAAGACCTCCTTTTTGAAAAAAAAAGAAGAGGTGGAGTTGAACCACCGACCCCGCATTTCTGCGTGCTCTCCCGCTGAGCTATCTTCTTTCATTATAGTGCGTGTAATTTCTGCGAAAAAAAAAGAAAGGGACTTGCGTCCCCACCGATTATAATGATTTATAGAAATTAACCAGTTCTTCAGAATCTTTCTCAACTTCCATACATCGTTGAGTGATTCGATCACAAAGTTCCTTAACTTCTGTTTCATCAATATCAGTGACGGGCGCAAATCCCATTTCTGTATTTGTAGAAATATTTTCCATTGTGCTCCATGTATCATATACTTTGTAACTACGTGTAAACACTTCTTCGTAAGTAACGCAATCTAATAAAGTTTTGAGTTCGTTTTTTAATCGTTTATAAAGATTTAGATAATAATCTTTAACATATAGATTAACAGCACTATGTGCTAATCCAATATCAATTAATTTACCTAACATCTTTTCTAACTCATAATCTTCGTACATCAAAGCTAATTTGATCATGTTTTCTTGATTTAGTGTAAGTTGTTGTTTTTCAGTCATGATAATGACCTCCTTAAATTATCTTTTCATTATCACCCCTGTAATTTCTGCGAAAAAGAAGATGGCATGAAAACCATCTCTTTACTATTCTTGACCGACCCATATCGTTTCTTGCCATCCTTTTACAGCGTCTTCTATAGTATATCCATACACCATTAAAGATGACTCTATACGATTACGAATATAGTCGTAAGTATCCTTAGTAAAGCGATCCTCCGTAACCATCTCCAAAATTTTTGCATGTTTAATTATTTCTGCAAGTATTTCGTCTGTTCTTTTGCTAGGACCAACATAATCGTGCATTGCTTTATATAATGGTTTTATTAGTTTGTATAAGAATATGTAGTCGTATTCATCGTAAGTGCCCCAGGCATCCCAATAAAGACGTACAAGATCTTCCTCACCATAATTCCCTAATATATAGCAGCAATCCAATATTGTATCAAATCCTAACATTTTATAAAACTTAATTGTATCCATAATTATACCTTCCTTTCATTATAGGATATGCAGAAACTGCGTTGCAAAAAAGAAGGGAGCCATGTAGGCCCCGCTTCTATTAGCCACGACGTTTAGATTCCATATATTCCCGAGGGCTCATATTATAGTTTCTATCGTGTTTAGAAATGTCTTTTTGTAACTTATTGTATTTGTTCAGATACTTACCGATTTTCTTATCGGTTTTATTACCGTTCTTTTGATATCGCTCTTGAGCAACTCTTCTTAGCTCTTCGGCTTTATTATATTTCTTGGCACCTTTAACTTTTTCTTTTAGGCGCCATTTAGTATAACCACCATCACTAGTTCCATCGCCCTTATGCTCTTTAGCCAAATCTTTAACGATACCTTTTGCTTGCTTTTTAAGCTTTTTATAAGATGAGTAGTTTGCCCGTAAATCGGCATGACGACTACGAACACCCCACTTCATTCCTTTTATACCAAAGTGCTCAATAACATCATCAGAATTGTCGGTATGGATTAGTTTATCTCCGTTAATAAGTTTCATAGTTTACCTTCCATATCCTCAGCGTCGTCTAGATAGTTGTCATCAATCCATTGAGCAGATTGAGGTGAACCGATACGAGAATATCCATCCACTTTCTCATAGACACGCACACGAGAACCTTTCTTAAATAGTTCTTTTTCTTCAGCACCAGCGAATGGTTGAGCTTCTACCCAGTAGTCCTCTGTGATAGTTGCTTCGTAATATGGTTGTTCACTTGATGGTAAATGTGTACCAACATTCAACTCATGTTCGAATGTATTCTCAGCGATCTCAATTTGAGGAGGGTTAGGTACACGAGATCCACCGTTGTAACGATAGAAATAGAAATATGGTTGACCGTTATAGCCCCAGATTTCATCGTGGTTATTACGAGTGATACCATTATAGCCATAGTTACAGTGGATAATAGTTCCATCAGAGTCTAAGAAAATACCTGTGTGACCAAATGCCCCAGCAGAATATCCTTTTTGACCCCAAATGAAAATATCACCAGCTTGTACGTCAGCTTCTTGGTTTTCTGCCAACAGTACCCAGCCATTTTGCAACAACCAATCATGCATTGTCTCAGTTGAGCAAGGCCAAGGTAATGTGCTCATACCACCGGCTACACCAGCGTAGTACATTGATGATGAGCAGTCGAACGAGTTAGGACCCGTACGATGTTCCATAGAATATGTTACTTTTCCTTCACGAGCTAGCATCCAAGCTAGCATTGCGGATGGGTTTACTACCATTTAGTTACCTCCATTAAATTCTAGCGCTACCGTTACCGATATTTAGGGTTGATTGTTTGTTGATCTTACGAGCTTTATCACGAAGCTTATTCCAACGATCTGTACGAGATTTAACCTTTTGATCAATCAATTTACCGTAAGCGTTCTTTTGGAATTTAGCCATCATCTCACGAGTGACTTTATTTTTACCATGGATTTTTTCCAAGGTCTTATAGTCTGCCGGACCGTTAAGTGCTTGAGTGTCTTTAACAGATTTGATATATGCCAAATCGGCATCATCTTTATGTAAATCATCTGCTGACGCGACATCCACTGCATCGACATCGTAGTTTTCGATACGGTTTTTACGCCATTTCATACCCTTTTTACCGTAGTGTTGGATTACGCTTCGTGAATTGTCAATTGCTGTATATGCCATATTTAGTTTCCTCCTGCTTCAGTTGCTGCTTTCTTAAAGTCGTTCGGATTGAGGTGAACGACGTCTTGCCACTTTAAAATTTCTACGATACCGTTCTTGTGGTAATCCGAGAACAGTTTGTAGATATCTGTGGTATCTTTAGGAATTGTGAGTGGTTTATTCACAGTAACCATAGCAAAGTCACCTTCCCAACCCTCAGCTTCATAATTAGGAATACGAAGTTTGATTTGAGATCCTGGGAAATATGATTCGCCAAGTTCTCCTTCTTTAAGGTATTGGATAAGCGTTGCAAATTGGTTGTCGTAAATAAATGGAGAGCGCAAATTGACGTCTAGCAAAGTAGACATCAAAGTGTGCTCATTACGAAATTGAAGATCTTGAATAAGGTACTTACCAATCTCTTCGTCAGTTTGTTGCTTCATATCTTCTGTTAAGACATAAGGATATTCGTAGCGGAAATATGGATTGTTATCCACAACTGCTACTTTAGTTCCTTCTTCATCTTCAAAGCGTTCTAGTTTAAACATAAATTAACCTCGTTATCTAGTAATTTGGTCTGGCCACGGATCGTCCGTGGTATAAGTCATAGTTGTAAATCGTATATCTCCAATATCACGATCTGTTGGTACGTCGTTCAGGAATTGCAAGCGCACTTGTCTAGAATCGGTAATACCGCCAACGTAGAATGTACCGTAAGGAACACCTTTATCGTTTGTCATATTTCCCAGTTTAGAACCTGTAGGAATAAACCCTTCTTTAAGGCCTCCTTGAGGAATGATGGTTACAAATTTGTTACGGTCTGATGGGTGATCCGCATATCCAGCAGCTCCTCTTCGTTTAATACCGAACCAACCCCATGACAATCCACCCCAAGTCAATTCGACAGTGGAGTTGATACGACGGAATGTCAATACTGCACCGTTTAGAGGAGAACCTGTCATCGGTAATTTAACATTTCCGGTATCACCATATAGTACTCGCCAACAACTTTTTGCTTGATCACGGTTTGCATTCTCAGCATACATCTGAGTCTTGATCCATTTAAGGGCGCCGTTTTTACGAAGTCGGTCGACATATACCGAACCGATTGGGATATTCTTAAGTGTGTTGATGTTATCACCATCATAAGGATATCCATCACCAAATACAGTATCTACATCATTACCAGCAACAATTGTGGTACCGCCACCATAGCCTCCATTTACTGCTTTAATAGCCTCGGTCATCCGTGACGCAGTAACAAATGGATCTCCACCATTACGTAATTTATCATCAACCACAGCGTCAATACCAAGCGCCAAGTGTTGGTTCTTGATATTTGTTGTCATTTGGGTTACGAGATTTTCATATGTTGGGAAAATAGCATACAAGTCGTTTAGTTTCTTGTATTCTGATGGGATTTCTACCGTAGGGGCAGGCCGGTTTTCAAGGGTCGTTACACGACCATCAACGTCACTAACTTGAGATTGTAGACCTGTGAGATCACCCTTCACTTGGTTTAGTTCTGGCTTAGTCGCAAAGTTAGTTGTGTCAATAGTGGCAGCTTCTCCAGGAGGGCCGACAGGACCAGCGGGTCCAACAGGACCTGGTTGTCCGTCTTCACCTTTAGGTCCACGCTCACCGGTTTCTCCTTTGTCACCTTTAGGACCTGGAGGTCCAGGAGGGCCTTGGATACCTTGTTCACCTTGAGGACCTGGTTGACCATCTTCTCCCTTTGGTCCAGGAGTTCCCGGTCCACCAGCATTAGATTTGATTTTCGAGAACTCCGCTTCAACATAACTTACACGAGCAGTAAAATTAGATATATCTTTACGAATTACACTAATTTCAGAAGCTGTTGGTGTGTCTTTTTTAACCGAAATAAGTTCGTTATGACCTTTATATAATACTCGGTTACCGTCAATATCTTCGTCAACTCGCAAATCGCTATCCTTGAGGAATTCGTCAAGTTTGCCAGCGGTCTTGATATCATTCCAAATAGTTGTGACGTAGGTGTCATCTTTTTTGAGAATTGTGGTGATATCTTGAGAAGTAAGCGTGTCCTTCAGTGTCTTAATGATCGCCTCAGAAATACTAGCCGATAACTTCTGCTCAATACCTTCTAGTTTGGTGTTGATACCAGAAATGCCAGTAGTATTTTCCGCAATCTTAGTATTCAACTCCGTCTTGACAGTATCGGCGTATCCGTGAGTATCCACTCCAGCAATAGCTCGTTGGACAATAGGATTGATGAATTCATCAGATTGAAGTTTGGTGTTAATCGCAGATGTCACACTATCCACGATTGTTTGACGTTCAGCAGTGAATTTAGTCTCAACCAATCCTGTCAGATCTAATTTAAGCTGAGGAATATCGACGGCATTGATAATCTCGGCCTTAATTTGTTCTGTTTTAGTTGTAAATTCACTTAAGATATTCGTCTTAATTGTATCCACGTCAATACCAGCAACTTTAGATTCGACGGCTTGAATCTTAGCGTCCTGATTTTGCACGGATTTTGATTGTTCTTCTTTGATTGCATCGACCTTAGCCGTTACAGCCGTAAGAACATCATTCTGGATCTTAGCAGTATCGATAGACTTGACCACACGATTGAGAATGTCATTCTTAAGAGCGACAGTGTCAATTTCAACCCCATCTTTACCAGTTAGTCCAGATTTGGCAATAACTTTGTCAATAACACTTCGCAAGAAATCGGTATTAACTACATCGGATCCCACCTCGACGTAAATATCACCATTTGTATGGAAGTCACGGACAAATAAGTACTTATCTGCTCCTGTATAACCACGGTCAGCTCCATCTTCGTCCTTTGGAGAATATACATCGAACTTGACAGTGATTGGTTCAGATAAGAATGATGATTTAGGGACAACGATTTTAGCGTAGCCCGTATAATTAATTAAATTATTAGGAATTTCAAGATTTAAGCACCCAGTAGTATGTTCAAATTTAGCTTGAATTTCCTCAGAAGTATCATGAGATGTCCTAAACAAGACACCGGAGATAACCTCTGTATCCCCGGCACTTGGCTCGGCAAATTTGATACTTAAGCTGCGATCTGTACCGTCATCGACGATAGTCACAGGCGTATCTAAATATCGCATTTAAGCCTCCTTGTGGATTATTGTGCTGCAGGAGTTGTCTCCTTAGCATATGGATATGACAAGGCAATTCCGTTTTGTCCGAAATATCCGTTTTCTTTGAATTCAGAAGCTGGTTGTCCGGCATATGTGAATTCACGGTTTGCTTGCACGATGACAAGTTTACCTTCGCCATCGACCTCAGTGTGACTTGGATCATTGACTGTGAAGATGTCTTGGGCTTTGATTTTCATGCCATCTGTAGCAGCAGGGAGTTGTTCTGCAAATTGTTTGTAAACAACACCGTATTTAACACCATCGCTCATTACAGAATTGAGAATAACTGTATGAGTCAGTTTGTTGATCTTTTCGATGGCTTCTGCGTTACTGTTGGATTTCGTATTCGCATTGTCAATCTCCTTAACAATTTCTTGTTGTGCAAATTCTGAGAAATTCGTGTAGAATTCCTGACGCTTAATTTGACGCAACAGATCATCATGGTCTTTCGATGTTTGGTCACCGTTTAATATGTAGTCCATGACAGCAAAATATGGATTATCTTGCTTGATGGATACAACTGTACCAATGACAGCTCCATCAGAACCATAACGCGGATATACGTTTGTTACTTTGAATTCACCATAAATACCCATTATTTATTTTCCTCCGTGGTATTATTAATTACATCTTAAATATCTGGTTGGCTTTCTAGCTTGCGCAGATCTTCCTTAAGTTCGTCATTCTTTTCGAGTAAAGAATTATACTCTTTTCTGAGTTGTTCTTTTTCCTCGATAAGTTTGTTGTGTTCTTCAAGCAATTCATTATATTTATTAATATAAAATTCTGCTTGAGCTTTTAACATTGCATTGTTTTTCATAGCGTCTAACATTACGATTGATAATTCATCGAATGACGCTTTGAATAATTGTTCGTCGTTCATTTATTCACCTTTTATGGTATATTATTTCTAAAATAACCAAATGCATCTACTGTTTTTTGTATTTGACTACGCATAGCTCCCGACATTTGAACATGTCCCTCTGCGTGTGTCCACAATCGCCATAATGCGGCAACACTTTCCTCTAATCGAATGAATTTTGTTACTTTATCGGTTTCAGAAGTCACTTCTCTGGGTACAACAAAATGTCGACACCATATTTCAGAATTCTTATTCCATTCACCAGGAGTCATTGTCTGAGATACGACTCCAAAATTCCATCCATCATTTCCGGAAGCATGTCGCATATAGTTATAGTCTCCGAACTGCCAAAGCTTATCTATGTCTTTTCCAGCATTATTATCTATAACAATACCGGAGAAAGACACCGAATTCCAGTTCTCAGACCCATTACGATTACTACCAATAATGGTTTTAGAGTGTTTTGTACCATTCTCTATAGAGTGTTCGTATCTAATAAATTGTGTAGGATATCCGGAGACTGATCGAATAATTCCGACATTGTCGCCGTTTAATCTAATCTTTTTATTATTTAAGTCTATTGATAATGAACCGTCCAAAGATTCGATTTTTCCCCCTATTAATTTAATACCTTTTAAAACACCAGAAGTAATATTATCGGCATTTATATTAGATACCGTAACAACACGAGCGTCTATGGTTCCTGAAGTAATCTTAGATGCATTCAGATTCTCAATCCAACTCTCTTTTATAAATGCTCGGCCAGTAGCCGTTACATCACCGTCAAGAACAATGCTTTTACCCTTGAGACGCAATCCTGAGTGATCGGCATTGATTGCGGTGATGACGTCTTTCGGTCCGGATAGGCTTAATGCCCAGGCGTCATTTTTCTGAGATATGACAGTCGAGGATACACCACCAGATGGTTTGTACCGTCCAACAGTACCTCCACGTACCAGCATGATTTCCTTAATACCAAATCGACCTTCTCCGGTTAATTTGATACGGAATGAGAATCGACCATTATATCCGTTGACATTATCAAATATATGCTGACCAACTACATCAAATGTATCTTTGGTATAAGTTTGGTATTGATAGCCAGGTTGCGCTGTCAGTACTTTAGTATATACCGGCGTTCCATTGTTATCGATAATTTGCAATTCGACATTCATATCTTTATTGCCTCGATAAACTCCGGTTGCGTCCATGTGGTATTTGCAATAGAAAGTATACTTATCACCATCCTCCATTTTGTCTATAACCAGAGGTAATGACACAAATGCGGAATTGTTTGAATATGTTCCATCGTAACTGCCTTTAGAAAAATAGAAGTACTCTGCACTTCCGTAATTTCCAGGTCTGGTAGATGTCGTATATCCATCAACTCCGTTAGTGAAGTTACTTAATTTTGCGGATAAGAACGTGTCAGTATCAACAATCAAGTTGTCAGTCGATTGTGATGCATTTGTGATTACCGTACGGATCTCATCACTGTTTTGGATAAGTTGGGAGATAGACGTTGTGATACCATTTTGGGTCGTACCAAGAGTACGTTTGTAGGTGTCTACGGTCTGTAAGACTTCTTGGAATTTCTCGCTTGAGTCGAGGTCGATGTCCTCATATGCCGGAGCATAATCCGTCCATAAGTCCCCGTCCCACATCATCGCGTCTTTAATATCAATAGCGACATTAGTACCAGCAGTCTTATTAGCGACGTCAATACGGAATCTAATTTGCATACCATTATTTAGAGAATTCTCAGAGATATTAAACCAACCAATTTTGGTTTTGTATGTGTCTGATGTAGAGACATCCCATTCGTCTTTGTTGTATTCTCGTGGCAATCCAAATGGGTTGTTACCACCAATCCATTGAATATATCCCGTACCAGAATAAACTTCCGGAGAAACCCGCATATTAGTGATACCAGGAGTGGTTGTACGAGTCTTGAATTGGATATTCATACGGTCACCGACTTTGTACCCACGTTCTTTGAGGGTCTTTTTGTCGATGAACCAATACCCTGTAATAACATCCCAGGCATTATTATCTTGTTGGTTCTTAATAGGTCCATTGAAATGGATTTCAGTCTTCGTACCGGCTAGGAAGTTACGACTACCGTATTTCTTAGGAATCTTTTGGTCAATAACGGAAGACAATTCCGTTTTGATTCTACCAGCTTCCTGAGTAACACGAGTGGCAATATCTGCTGTTCTAGCATAATCTGTTAGACGGTTATTAATCTGAGTTTGGATCTTACCGTCAACCAAATTGAATTTGGTATCGGTATAAATCTCGGCTTCTCTAGCTCGTTTAGGAATCTCGTCCAACATTAATTTGGCTTCAGTAGCAGTGATACGAAGTCCAATTTCTTTCTCGGATTGAGTGATTGCCGAGGATACAGCAGATGTGATCTTACCATCAACATCTCTTGTTGCCTTATCGACAGAAGTTTGAATACCGTCGATTCTCGCGGATAGGTTTGTCTCAACAGCAGTAACTTTCCCACTAACTGTATCCAAATCAGTACGAGATACCTTAGCAGAAATCGAGTCTTTGATAACCCTTAGTTCCGCAGAAGTACTTGCTGCATTCCCATCAACCTTCTTCTCCAGGTTTTGTGCAGCGATTTTGATCTCGTTAGCTTTCTGGTCGATCGAGGTTGAAACCTTGTTGATCTGACCATCGACAGTGGACTTGTATTGGCTTATAGCAGTTGAAATCTTGTTCGGAACTAGATTAAGTTCTGCTTTAGCTGACTCAATCGCACCGTCTAGATGGTTTACTGTTTCTTGATCGGCTTTAGCAGATAATCCGGTATTGAGATGTTGGATCTCGGCAGCATTTGTGGTAACTCTACCATCAGTATCAGTAATCCGACGCTTCATCGAAGCCAAATCACCGTCTACAGTAGATTTATAGTTCTTCCACTTCTGATCTCCGTCATTAGCGCTAGGCACCCAACCAGTTGCTTTAGTACCTTCTTCAACTTTCCACTTGTATGTGTATATGTTAGCACCATCGACGTTAGCGATTTCCTTAATTGCGAGTTGTATACTACCGCTAATAGTTGGATATGTGACAGTGACGTATTTCTCAGTACCGCCAGGTAACTCGAATATAGCCTCGCCATCAGTAGGTGCTAAGTCCACGCCATCCACAGTTACTTTATCAGTAGCAGGATCGAATGGTGTTACCTTGAATTTAGATCTCATACCAGTAGTATTCTTAACAAAGAACGACCACGTATATGGTATAGAGTAATTCTTACTTTCAAACGGCATGTAGAAAGTATTAGAATTCGGAGATGTTGAAATCTCATCCACTAAGAAATTCCGAGCACCAAGTAGTTGTCCGTTTTGCATGCCCCCGCCACCTTGGACGACATTCCAAAGTAAACCTCCTCCACCGTTCATCTCCAATGTACCATCTAGCAAATTGGGATTACCTGGTTTGATACGCTCCAATTCGGCAGCTAGTTGGTCTTTGATATCGCTAACCTTGACATTAATATCGCCATCGATTTTCTTAAGCTTCTCATCCAACTCATTCTGAATTGGTGTGAAGTCTGGTCGCCAACGTTTCTCAGCATCGGCAATAGCAGCACTTATGGACTCTTGGACATTGTTATTAATATCTTGTTTAGCCGAGTTAATAGCGTCGTTTACTTTGTCAGTAACCTTCTGTCCGAAATTAGCGTCGATGACAAGAACCCAGTTCTCACCGTCGAAACGCCACATCTCAACTTCACCCTCACCACCAACAGGCTTAAACCACAAGTCATCTTTGGATACCTTCTCACGAGGAGGTTCCTCAGGTCCATAGAAGTTTTTGTTTTTGTTGTTGGCTGATGTAAGGATTGTATGGATCAAACCGTCCTTCTCTCCGTAGAGAGCATTATTGACGATCTTGTTTGTCAAGTCTTGCCACTGGGCTTTCTGTTGGTCAGCTAAACTAGCTCGACCAGACCCACTGGAACTTGCCTCGATTTTGATGATTCGTTCCCTAAGAACATCATACACAATCTTACGGACTTTGACAGTTACGTCGCAGTCAATCTTAGGCACATAGACGTCCACTGTATCACAAAGTTGAATCTTCTCCAACGCTTGAATGATACGTCGATCCCACTCAGTAGAATCTTGTAGCGGAATCATCTCAACTTCAACGCTCAAATCAGGTTTATCCGCATCTTTGTTCTTAGATGTGAAATATGATTGAGCTTTGGCAGTAACTTGTGCTGGAGTAGGAGCTTTCTTCTTAGTTTCTTCTCCTTCTTTATGGGTTGAAGAGTCGTTGAATTCAGAACTCAAATCCAAAGGCACAATTCTTTTAACGAAGTAGTCGTCATAGTGAGGAGATTTGATAATATCCCCATAAATAACTTGTTCTGGTTCGTTCTCTCCCTCAGGAGTGAATGTCACGTATGGTAAAATGCGAGTGAATTTACCAGCCATAGACGATTTAACTTTAACATTCTTAAGATTCTTGCGAGGACGAATGGTTGTAACGTGATCTTTACCACGTTTGGAGTATAAATAAATCGTATTGTTAGTACGTTTAATTTCTCCACCCCAAGTATCAATAAATGATCCTTCTTCTCCAGCAATAGCGTTAAGAACATTCCGAATATCCATGTTTGTGTCTTTAGAGGTCTGAATATCGGAGATAAAGTTGTACTCAATTGGATCCACAGCTACACGTTTGAGTTGTTCCCAAGCTCCAGACGGTGTTGCAGATTTAATTGAGAGTGGTTTGATGACATTACCAGACAATTCATCAGTCTTAGTAACACCCTTAACCGTAATTTGGTTTGAATCAGCCTCTTTCTCAATCTCGTAAATACGAAATGCGTGAGGCTCATCATAGTCGTTTGGCTTAACCAAAATATAACGGTTTTGAGTGAGCGCTTGGGCCCACTCTCCACCGACAGGATATTTTAGTTCAAGCTCAAATTCTGCATTACGAACTTCAGTGACTTCTGCAGATATGGCGTCGTATAAGATCCCCATACCATTAGTATCAAAGACCCGTTCGTTCTGTTCATATAAAATTGGTCTCAAACTAATACCCTCCAATTAGGGGTTAGAGTTATCGTAGCCGGAGCAGTACCCTTAGTGGCTGTAAAATATACCCGGTTTGTCCGAAGATCATTCCCAGGATATAGTTTGAAGAACTCTTTCCCGACAGTATTGTTGTTTTTGTTTGTGATCGTGGATCCCGACTTAGAATATACAATGTATCGAGTGCTATCAATGATGATTGTCTCGTTTTGCATATCCTTGATTGTCATAGCAGTGGATCCAATAGAAATTTTCAAGTTACCCGTAACTCCAGAGAATTGTACTGTTGGTCTGGAGAAATATAAATTAGGATTGTCAATAACCTCACCAGAAGTAACAACTCGTGGTTGGTTATCAACATTATATTTAAACGGCTGACATTTGAGTTTCACTTTGAACGAAATACAACCTTGATAGAAGTATTTGTTCTCGTATGTGATCTCTGTCATGATAACTTTGTAAATATGACTTTGATCGAAATATGGAATTAGATCAATCCAATTCCCAATCCCGTTATTAAATAGAAAATTAATTTTATTACGGGCTAACGAAATATCACGATCTGAGTCATTGTGACTTCGTCCGTCGTAGAAACAACTAAGCTCGAATTCGGTTGGCTCATAACCTTCATCGTCATAAGCCAACTCTCCTTCGTAGCCATTTGGTGACTCGAAAGTCACTCTTCGTTTAGGTGTTTCTATATCGGGGCGATCTTGGATAAATACATTATAATCTTCAGACTTGTATCCGTTGATCATAAAATATCCAGGCTTTAAAGGCATCACCATAATACTTCTTCACCTTTCCCTCGACGAGCTTGATCGTCAAAGTCCTTAATATGTTGTTGAATTTCTCTAGCAAGTTGTTTGCCATCAACTGGTTTACCACCATTGTCCACTTTAACAGTAATAGAGTATTCTTTATTAGAGTTATCGTAGACATTTGTGTTAGTTGATTGCAATGAACTTGGAACACCAGAATATGCTGGTCGTGGAACATTAGTCGCATCAACACCGATTCCCCGTAGAATGTTGCCATTTTGAAGTTTGTCAAGATTGGTAGTATCAACTACAGGAGTGATGGTTGGACGGTAATCCATGTCTGCAAGCGAATCATCGAGCAACGTTCCAACAGTATTAACCGCATCAGCTACAGCAGAAGCCATGCCACTTGCGTGATCGACAGCGAGTGATGTAACATCTGAGAATCCGTTAGCAAAAGTTTTGCCCATCTTCTGAACAGATTTAGGCATCTCTTTAGCGATACCCATAGCAACCCCTTGAGGAATATACTTACCTACATTAGCTGCGAATAACCGTGATGGCGATTTAATCTTCGCTTTAGCTCGAGCAGCACGTTCGGCTTGAGCAACAATTTCATTAGTAGCAGCGATAACAGAACCCAAGTGAGCTCTAATACCGGCAGCAACCCCTTGAGAAATCATCGAACCGACATACACACCACCAGCATGAGCCACACCAGCAGCAGATCGAACTCCGTTTGCAGCTTGCATCATACCCGTTAGGATTGTCACATTAAGCAACGCCATGGCCATACGCATAGCAGAAACCATTTGAGTTCCAAGTTGGAGCATGGTTGCGTGCATCATTGCACTAGAGCTACGGATTTGGTTGGCCATTTGCATCATAGCTGTCATGATTGTCATCTGCATCGTCATAAATGCCATTTGCATCGATGCTCTCATCATGTTTAGAGACATGTTCATTTGAGCATTGATTTGAGACATAGATGAAGAAATAGCTTGAGCAATTCTAGACATAGACGCGGCCATAGCTGTCGCTGCTTGGTTCATAGAGTTCTGGATAGATTGGACAACGCCCATCATACCAGTCATTACTGTCGTACGAACTAACGCCATAGATGTAGATGCGCTAACACCCATCATAGCAAATCCTCTAGCCATACCGGCTGCCGCTTGAGCCATACCAGTAGATATAACAGTTGAAACGGATGCCATATTAGTACGGATAGCATTTACAACACTCATCATTCCCATGTTAACAGCCATAACAACAGTAGTCATAGATGTTGCGGCAGCGGCTCCCATCAAAGCAAAGCCTTGTTGTAAGGCTGCACGAGCTTGGTTCATACCGTTATTAACAGCATTAACGACCAAAGTCATTGCCATAGTCATAGCAGTACCAAGAACCGCAAATGATGCAGTAGATCCAGCAGCACTAGCTCCAAATTGTGCAAGAGCAGTTCTTGCTTGGTTCATAGCATTACCGAATGCCGTTGTGCCGTTAGAAATAGATGAGAATGCTGTACTAAGGTTTGCTACAGCAGAACCAGTTGTTGTAAACATCATGCCTAGAGAAGACATTGACGCACCAACTGCTGTAATACGAGATATGAATTGAGATAATGTGTTTGCCACTTTCTCAAGACCCGCGGCGAGAACCATAATCCCCGGAGCAGCACCCATTGTTGATTGTCCCACACTAGAAAGCGCGTTTGCCACGCTCTTAATATTGCTAGCCATTCCTGAAGAGGACGACTTAATCTTCTCAGATGATGATGCGAATTTCTCAAGATCAGAAGCAGCACTAGGGGCAGAAGACGATACTGTCTTAAGCGCGGAACCAATATCTTTAAGGGCCCCTGATGCTCCATTACGAGTACTTAACTTGTACATTACAGTATCGAGTTTGTCAAGGTCGGCACGGAATCCGTTTAGGTTACCAGTACCAGAAGCTATACCAAGTCCCCCAACAGCGATACCGACCGCAGTAATAGCAGCCGCAGCTTGGAGTCCATGATCGGCAATAGGTTTCATACCTTTACCCATTCTCTCGATACCCGTACCCACATCTTTGAAGGCATGTCCGATGGCTTCGATAATACCTTTGATCGCATTACCTACGGAATCAACGATCTTAGAAACACCATTCATTACGTGCTCAATACCTTTACCGAATCCTTCGGCAAATTTACCAGCACCTTCAAATGCTTTACCAATTCCTTCGAGAGCAGATTTAACTGCTGAACCAACAGACTCAACAATAGATGATACCCCTTGTAAAGCAGATTGGATACCTTCTCCTAATCCTCGAGCAGCAGAACCGATTCCTTCAAATGTAGCTTTAATAGCACCACCGATGGACTCTACAACTGAAGCAACACCTTGTAGGGCTGCTTGGATACCTTGACCGATTCCTACAAATACATTCTTGAGCGCTTCACCAACTGCTCGGATAACATTAGCGAAAGCATTGATTGCTCCGACAATACCCTGCATAACAGAGTTAACGATTGAAGCGATACTAATGAATATGACTTGAATGGTTTGTCCAATGGTTTGAACTACGGTTACGAAACCTTCGATTGCTGTTTTAATAAGATCAACTACTGAAATAATAACATCCGCTATTGATCTGATAATAGACCCTAGATTATTAACAATTGCAATAACAGTATCCGCAATTGCCTGTACTACATTTGACACTTCTTGAATCAATGTCTTGATAGCATCGATTAAAGGTACAAGAATAGGAGCTAATGCTTGTGCGATACGCTCAATAACCTGTAAAATTACTTCGATAATCGGTTCCATGATCTCAAGGAGTCCTTGGATAATTGGACCTACCAATTCTTTGATAACTTTAAGAGCTATCTCAGAAATAATACTAAATAGTTGTGTTAAGGCTGGAATAAGACGATCTTTAACGCTAATTAAAGCTTTACCAAATTCTTCAATGAATTTAGTGGCCATTTCGACAGCAGTCTGTACTAAAATAGCCATATTGTCCATAATACCTTTGGCGAACTCAACTAGGACTTTAACACCCGAATCAACCAGTCTATGAGCATTGCTTGCCAAACCGTCCAATAATGCTAATATCATTTGTACGGTAGCAGCAATTATTCGAGGTATACCTTGGGCAAGACCTTCTACGAATTGAACAATCAATTCAATACCGGCCTTCATCAACCTAGGACCAGCTTCAACAAGTGATTCGACGAATACTAGTAATCCTTGGACAATATTAGCGAATGCTGCAGGAGCTGTATCTGCCAAATTCTTAATGGCCATACTGAATGCCAAGAATCCAATACCAGCAATAGCGATAGATGATGCGGCCATTATTGAGGATGCACCGAAAGACATCAACGTCTTAGACAATATCGCCATACCACGAGCAGTACCTTGGGCTAATTTAGCGGCACCGATCAAGAGAATCAAGTGACCTGCCAAAGCACCCAAACTGATACCAACTGCAATTAAGTTAAGGGATGCTAACAATGCAATCGGAACAGCTAATGCCGTAAGAGCAACAGATAGAATAAGCAATTTACCGGCATCACCGACACTTACTTTTTCTAGACTCTTAGACATGATCACTAGTCCGCCCATAGCAGCGCCCATTGCTACAGTGGCAGCAAGAATACTTTGCCATGGATAGCTAGCGACTTTGGACAAGGCGTTACCTATTGTATTAACGGCATTTGATAATGCGATAATCGCTGCAATATCTCCCGCACTCGCATCGACTTGAGTCATTACTTTAGAAATATACACAAATCCTGCTAATACAACACCGATAGCGACAGTAGCCACAGTAAGACTTTGCCATGGTACTTTCGCTACTTTAACCAACGTATCGCCAATATTACCTAACAATCTAGAGAATTGCTCAAATATAGCGGCTGTGGCTAAAGTTTGTGAGATACTACCGGACATTCCACTAACTTGTTTAGCGGCGAATCCTAAAGCCACAATAACAGCACCAACACCAGCGCAGGCTGCTGCTAAATTAGGCCATGGGATTTTAGATAGCTTTTCAACAGTTTTACCAATAGAATATATAGCTAGAGTGAATGTCAGAAGAGCAAATATAGACTTATAATCTATTTTTACGGATTTCAATAGATGAGCAACACCTATCAATTCAGCCATAATTGTGGTGATGGTACCAAGTGCCAACAATACGCCATCTAAATTCAGTTTCGATAATCCTTCTACAGATTTACCTAATATGAATACAGATCCAGCAAAGGCAATCATACTAAGAATGGATTTAGAATCAGTTTTCACACCTTGTAGGGCATTCATCACAATAAGCATTTCACTAAGTAATATGCTGATTGTACCGATTGCTAGTAATAACTCATCCCACTTGAATTTAGCCAACTTCTCAACAGATAATGCTAAAATATAAACTGATCCAGCGAACGCTATCATAGACATTATCATTTTGTTTTCGAATTTGACATTACCCATTCGTTTCATTGAATGAGTCATAACTTCCATTAATCCGCCAACAGAAGCAACTGCAGGGATCATTGAATCGATTGGTAATTTAGCTAATTTCTGAACAGCTAATACTAAGATTCGTACGGATATAGCAAATCCTATCATTGATACTAGGGTTCTACCACCAACGACAGTACCATTAAGCTGTTTCATACATAGGACTAAGGCTTCCATTAAGGCGGCAGTTCCTAGTAATCCTTGTATAGCAGCTTCTGGTTGTAACTTAGCAATGGCTTTGACAGACATTACTAAAATACGTAAGGATATAGCGAATCCGATCATTGATGCTAATGTACGTCCACCTACAACAGTTCCGTTGAGTTGTTTCATACATAAAACAAGAGCTTCCATAAGAGCGCCAGTAGCAACAATACCTTGTAGAGCAGCTTCTGGTTGTAATTTTGCGATTGCTTTGACAGACATCACGATAATACGAAGAGAGATTGCGAATCCAATCATAGACGCCATTGTTCGTCCTCCGACGACAACACCATTCATTTTCTTCATACATCTAGAAAGTTCTTCCATCAATGCGCCAGCACCAACCATACCAATAACGGCACCTTCAGGATCTAGTTTAGCGATTGCTGCAACAGAACTTACAATAATACGTAAGGCAATAGCGAATCCAATCATTGCTGTGGCTCCGCCTTTATTGTAACTTACCTTATCGAGTTCTTTCATGCTATCAGTCATGGTGCGCATTAATGCACGAACGCCGACCATAGCAACTCCGATTTCGGCAACGCCCATCCCTTTTAATTTAGCAAGTGCACCTACAATAATTCGCATAGCAAATGCAAATGCAATCATCTTGGTTATACCAGCTTTAGAAGTTTTCTCAACTTCGGATAAGCGCTTCATAGATTTAACTAGACCGTTCATAACGAATCTAATCCCTGCAATAGCGCTAACCATGCTATCCATATCCATACCTTCAAGCTTCTTAAGAGCTCCAGCAAGAATACGAATTGCTATAGCAATACCGATTAACGTTAATCCAGCTCCTTTAGGAATACCGTCGATGGCGCCAAGGGTCTTGACTATCTTCATCATTCCCGCCATTGCTGCACCCATAGCAATCATCGCCTTTGATAGATCTTTCATATCAATCTTGGACAATTTATCCAACGATACAGCGAGCATCAAGCAGGCTACGGAAATACCAACAAGAAGACCGACTTTAATACCCTTAGAAAAGTCGTTTAAAGCGCCTTTGAAGTCGGATAATACCTTCTTAACGAGAGGTACTGACTCTTTACCTTTATCGAGGAATTTGTCAAACATTCCTTCGAAACGGTCTAAGAATTTGGTTACAAGAGAGTTATCTCCTGACTTGAACTTAAGCCATTTGTCAAATGCAAATAAGCCAATCAAAGCTTGGATAATATCCGCTCCGTGGAATGACTTAAAAATGTCTTTCAACAAGTCATAACCTTGTTTCGCCATGTTAGCAATACCGGAGAACACTGATTTGATAGTTCCACCAATTTGTCCTACGATATTGGACAATCCAGATTTGACTGATGAGAGAGAATTCTTGAGTCCGTCGCCAATATTACCAAAGGCTTTACCCAGAACATCTTTTACTTTACCAAAGTTATTCTTAACTCCGGATAAAATATTCGACATGCCAGTATCTAAGCTATCTACGAATGATCTCATTCCAGGAGAAATAGCTTTAATGCCATTCTTGATAGAGCTACCAATTTTGGCAAATATACCGTTGTCGGAGAATGTCTTAGGAAATGCTTTTACAATAGCTTTAAATCCATCAGCAATTTTAGGACCGATACTTGAGAATGCCCCACCGAAAGCAGTCATAATTCCTTTAAACACACCGAATTTCTGAATAGACTCTCGCAAGCCTTCTACAAATTTTCGAATAGCATCGGTGATCTTAACCAACATATCAGTGAATTTAAGCAATCCACCACCACTGTTGGTTCCGAAACTGAACAATGAGAAGAATCGTCCTACGATATCTGCAGCGATTTTGAATAGTGTGCCAAGAATGCTCAGAACATTGCCAATCACTTTACCAATGTTGGTGAAGCTTTGCATAACGTTGTGGTTCTGACGCATAGTGTTTAAGAATTTAGTAATTCCGTCAGCGGCTCGCTTGAATACTAGAATTACACCATCCATAGAACCTATTGTTGAATTAAATCCTAGAGATAGTTTGTGGACAATCGCCCATACAGTGTTAAACACAGCACCAAACATTCTACCAAGAGAAATAAGAGTCTCTTGAATAGCGGCATTCTTCTTCAAGTTCTCAGTGAAGTTTCTGAACCCTTCGGTAACACCAAGAAGTCGTCTAGCCGAGTCCTCATATGTACCAATAGATTCACGGAAACCATCACGGAAGTTAGTCATGGACTTGAATACGAATTCAAAGCCATTCTTAATTGAGTCAAAGAACGCTTCTTGTCCGCCCATGTCTTTCCATGTTTTCAACATGGCATTTCGGTAGTTACCTAGACTACGCTCCATGTCAAGAACAGTGTCATGATAAGTTCCTTGAGAATCGTCAAAGAACTTATTAACAATTTTTCCGACGTCTGTCCAAAGTGCCTTAGCCTCTTCGAATCCACCAAATAGATATTCCCAAGAAGTGGCCCATCCAGAACCAATTGCTTCTTGTACAGTATCTACTAATTGTCCAAACGATTTAATTTGAGTCGCTGCTTCAAGCATCGATTTATCAACTGAGAAATCTTTCAAAGTAGCAATCAAGACTTCAGAAGTCAACCAACCGTCTTTCAAAGACTCCCGGAAAGATTTAGTCATGTCACGAGCATGACCCATCTTCTCAGCCATTTCAGTCAATCGGTCTTGGAATAACTTACCACCCATACCGGCATTAACTACAGAGTTCCAGTCCTGAAGACCTACTCTACCAGAAGCTAACGCTTGAGATAATTGGTACATCGCCATTGATGCTTGTTGGGTGTTTGATCCTGATGCAGCTGCCAAGTTGGAAATACCCTTGATCGCAGTTGCAGAATCTTCCAAACCTACACCGGCCGCAGTAAATGTACCGATGTTCTTAGTCATGTCTTTAAATGAGTAAATAGTTTGGTCAGCGTATTCGTTCAAGTCTTCCAATACTTTAGAAGTCTTACGCATACGAGTGGTTTGGTCTGGAATTTCCCACTCAGTATTCGTCATGATTGTTTGTACAGATCCGAGCTTTTCTTTATACTCGTTTAAACCATCTAACGGGCCTGAAAAGAATTTAGCACCGAAACTGATAGCTTTCTGCATCATGTTACCCATGACAATACCCATAGCGACATCCATTGCATTGAGCGATCCTTTAACAGAATCCGCTGCTCTAGAAAATGCCCCTGTGAGTGGGTTCAGGTTTATACCAGATGCTTTAGAATTTAAGCTGTCAATAGATTTGACAGAATTGGGAAATCCCTGGTGATTATCCGCCTTCTGAAATATACCCTTCAATCGGGCGAGAATACCAGACGTCTTGGCCGTTCTGCTAGCAACATCAGTATTCATCTGCTCAATTGATTTGGCAGCACCGTTCATGTTAATTCCTTCGGTACTACGAGTAAACATTCCTTTAAGACGAGATAATAGACCTTGGGATTTTGACGTTGATTTTGAAATTGCATCAGGGATAGCATTCATCTCTTTAGCAATGTTCTTAGATGCGTTACCACCGCTGATCTTCGCAAAAGCTTGCTTCATCTTTTCAAGAGCAGAGATGGTATCTGTCGCGTTTTTGGTGAATCCTTTATTATCCAGAGTTACCTTGGCGACTTTTTCGTCAACATATCCGGCCATTAATTACCTCCTTTTATTTTAAATAATCATTTAACACTTTATTGATTGCAGATTTGTATGCTGAATCAATAGCCTTAATAATATACGGATGCGGTGGAACATAACCGCCTGTACCCGTACCGTGACCGTAGTGAATAATAATAGCAATATTGACACCTTTGTTTATGTTGGTATTAAATATCTCTAACTCTTCACCACGACCGGTTTTGTTAATTCGATACCCCCAGGAATTTGCGGTTTTACCCGATTTCGAAGGAGTTGCAGCTTTTAGAGCTTCTACGATAGCTTTACCAAGAGAATCCATAGATACTCGTCTATCTTTCTTAAGATACTTTTCCAAGTTATTAAAAGATCCACTAGTTGTTATTCTCATTTAGCTTTCATCTCTTTCTTATAACTTGTTTTGAGTTCTTTCTTAGCCTTCTTATAAGCCTTTTTAATTGCTTTATTGCGACGCTTGAATTTACTCTTATAGAAATGACTGCCATCCATAGATCGCATAGCTGCTTCAGCACCAATACCCATTGCACCATATCTGGTCAATATATTGTTACCTGTTAGAAGTCCGCCGTACATCGATGCAACGGAAGCTTTATAACCAAATCGCCTCCAAAAATCCGGTCGCTTGCCTTTGAAGTTTTCTTTAGACTTATTTAGTGATCGCTTATAATTATTCTTGAGAGCGTGTTTATCGCTCATATAATTTTTACGTACACCCCATTTCATACCTTTCGTTCCGAAGTGTTGAATAACATCGTCGGAATGAATTATGACATTTGGATCGATCATTGTTTCTCCCTTCTTTTACGCTCTTCTTCGCGACGCCGTAATATGGTAGCTCGTTGCTCTTCCATAATTTCGGCTTTGGTCATTTTCTTAGGAGGTTCTTGTAATGACCCTACGCAATTCAGAAGCATGATTAATTTATTAAGATTTCGATTTTCCCAATCGAAAGGGATATGGTTCAAAGCCATCATAGCATAAATTATCTCAGACGTATATACCTTTTTACGTTGTGCTACACCTCTAGCGCTACCTTTCTCTTTAGGAAATTTTGTAGCGGATGGTGTCTTTTTAATATACTCAACAATCTGTTGGTAATTGTTTACAGAAAGTAAGTTAGGATCAATATCCTCATCGCACATTGTAACTATAAAATCTAGCATCTCGGCATCAGTAATATCGTCAGAGTTATCTATGAATCTTTTAAGATGCTTTGATTCCCATTTATCTAGATTTTTCAAAGTATATCGAAACGTGCACTTTACCCCTTCCTGATTTACAAATTCCTCTTTTAAGTCATCCCAATATTCTATATCGTCTAACTGTATAGTTAAAAACTCCGGATCCATGATATACACACCTCAAAAAATTTAAAATAAAAAGGAAGAGCGGTAAAAAATACCGCCCATTCCGTTATTGTGCTGCAGGCGCAGCAACTGCTGATTCTAATCCACGAATTGTTGAAGTAATCCCTCGAACAAATTTACCAAGTGTTACACCGTCATCATCAAAGAAACTTTCTGTAAGAGCTTCATAAGCCAATGATGTGCGGAATTCTTCCTTGATTTCTTCGCTCTTAAGGAATCGTTTACCGTCTTCAGATTTCTTACCGTATGCTGTTAAGATAACATCATTAAGCAAATCATGAATCTTACCGAAGTCTTCTTCTTTTGTGATTCGTTCGATGTACTTAGCCATGTCTTCTTTACCATAGCGAGCTTGCATAGCAATCAATTCCATACGGTTGATGTTGAAGTACAAAGTTTCAGTTTGTTCAACGCCATCGAAGTCCAAATATTTAACTGTTTCTTTTAACATATGAGTAAATACCTCCTTTATTTATTCCTATTAGCCAAGCAATTCGATTACTTTTTCTGGTAATGGAAGATATGGTTCTGCTTCATCAGTACCGTAAACAGCATCCAATACTTTTTGCATCTTAGTCGCTTCAACTTGAGTAGAATCGATCGTGATTACTGAAGTTGGTTTGTGGCCAGGAACAACTACTGGAGTTGAAGAAATTGACCATGATGGGTTTTGTGGTTCTGGGCTATCATTAACAGTAGCGTGTGAACGTTCTGATGGAGCTGCTTTACAACCGTACCACAAGTGAAGTTTGTATCCGTATTCGTTACCTTTTGTATCATTACCAAGGATTGATTTGAATGCAAATCCAAATGGGCGACGGTTTTGTTGGTGAGCGACAGCACCTTTAACGATTGTTTTCATACCATCACATTCGTCAAACTCTTCTGGAGAGCTGAACGCTTCGATAGTACCTTCAAAGTTTTCAGCACCAGTAAGAGACAAGTATTTGATGTTGTCTGCGTATTGGTCGTTTGCTTCAGCTCCTGAAGGAGATTCGTTAGCAGCAGTGATACCGTTCCAAGCGATACCTTTAGGATATGTACCAGTTGGGTCTTGTGGGAACAATACCGCTTCAGATACACCAGTTTCATAAAAACGTTTTCCAAGTTCGTCAAACTTAAGTTTAGCCATTAGCTAATCCTCCTGTGTTAATCTTTAAAATAGTTTGATGCATATTATCGACAATAAATTCATTCTCATACACGCAGTATTGGTTTTCCAAAAGTTGAGGTAAGATTGGAGTATCGACTCGTTTGTCGATTATCGTGACTTGATATACTTCGTGTGAATGATAACGAATATTGTCTGCATGCCGTTGTCTAATACCCGTTCTCTTATAAAGAATACACGGATACGTCAATGTGGTGTTTGATGTTGGATTATAAAAGAGTTTATAATCCTCATTAGACTTCTGAATTGCTTTCATCAGAATGTCTCGGATAAGCATTCTCTTGCTCATTATAAACTCCTCCTAAATCCACAATAACTCTAGGGGCTCTACTTACATCGAAACTTTCGACTTTCCATTTCACCCCTTGGTACTCCATATAAAGCAAATTTGAAATGTGCTTCATAAAGAATTGGTCAGCGACTAATGAAATTTGGTTGGTAATGCGGATGTTGTCAATAGTAGATTTGTCGCCATTTTGATCGCGTCGGTATCTAGAACTGATCACATTTCCGCGCACTCGTTTAACAACCAATTGTGGCTCATAAACATCTGGTTCGACTTCAACATCTTTCAATCGAAAACCAGCATTACCATAATACTTCATTATCCGCCTACTCGAGCTTCTGTTCCGCTAGTCGCTGATGGACCAGCTGCTTCGGCACGAGCGCCTTTAGCTTTAGGTTTGAAGTAAACCGCAGCTTTAGCACGAACAAGAGCACCTGAAAGACGAGTTTCAATCAAGTATTTTTGTTTGTTGTAGTCGATATCGAAGTGTTCGAATGTGTTAACTTCACCACCCTTGTTAGTACCAATTTGGTAGTCAGCAAGGTTAACCATGATCATTTCATCAGGTTTCAAGAAGTTAGTTTCAACGATTTCAGCAACACCAAACAATGATGCAAGATATTCTTTAGTAGCAGGTTGTTGTCCACCGAATACCCATTGTTCGTTCTTGTTGCGGAGAAAACGAAGTTTAGTCAAGAACAAAGGATTCACGTAAAGTGATGGAGTTCCTGAACCAAGCATCTTAGTTTTCTCAGTTGCAACTGTTTCGAACAAGTCAAGAAGCATGTCTGGGTTGTAGTCAGCTTTGATTGTGTAGAAGTCTTCGTCTTTAGTGATTGGACGAATCTTGTCTTCTTTGATCTTAGCAGCGTCACCAGTAGCACGTCCGTCAGATACGAGGATTGCTTGTGCGATTTCATCATTCAACTTGATGCGCATTTCTTGGTTGAAGAATGCTGCAACGTTCAATTGTTGACCAATATCGATAGCGTCATCGCGGTCGATTGATTGTTTTTTATAGATTGTTTGAGGGTCTGTTTTACGAGAAAGGAATGAAATGATTTGTTCTTTCTTCTCAGTTCCTTTGATGTAACCTTTCGCACGAAGTTGTTCGTCAGTAAGGTCAGACAAGTCAGTCATGATAGACTTAACAAATGCTGTTGGCACTTTAGTTACACGAGACAAGATATGTTCTGTCGCAGTGTTTGGTGAGTAAATTACTTGTACTCCACCTTGAAGTTGGTGGTCAGGGAACAACTTATCGATGTTGTTCATAGAGTGTTTAAGAACATCTCCACCTTCAACTTCAGCAAGAATGTTACTTAGTTTGAGACCGCGGCTTTGGGCAGTTTGCATTGCTTCTGTCAACGAGTGACGGATCTCTTCGCTATTGTTTGTGTTTTGTTCAAATGCGTTGTAGTGCATCAAAGTTCCTCCATTGTCAGATTGTTCGATTTCATCATCCGAATCTTCATCTTCATCGTCAGCTTCTCCAGCCAACTCGTCAAGAATTTCGTTTACACGAGAATCTACAGCCTCATCAAAGTCTTTGGCAACAGATGCTTCGTGTGCTTCAAGGGCCGCATTAGCTGCAGCTTCAGTCAAGATAGCAACTGCTTCTTGTTGATCTTCGTTCAAAGTTCCTAAAACTTCATCAAGAACTTCGCTCTCAGTGCCTTCGTCAGCGTGCTGGATACGATCGAATAAACTTACACGATCATTACCAACTAAGACGTCGCTTGCTGAGTGAATAAGTTCGTTACTTTCCATTAAAATAACTTCTCCTTCTTCTGGGTTATCCGAGTGTTGTAGCACTTCGGTAATAACTGCTCCAGGATTAGCTCCTGCAAGCACTAGCGATACTTCATAGATGTTACCATGAATTACGTCATTTGCTGGAGTCCGCTTAATACGGTTAGCCCCAATAGACATATGCATGATATCACCATGTTGTACAAGTTCCTTGGCGTTCTTGGCATTTTGGGTATTATTAAAGTACCCGCGTCCATAAACACCTTCATCCGCATTTTGTAGCTCAACATGCCCAATGACGTTTTCAGGAGTGCTCGGGTCGTGTGACCAAACCAGAGGCACTCGCTTTCCATCATTTTCTTTGAAGGCTCCATGACGGATGGTGACACCGTCTGTACAACGCATGTCATTTCGGGTTACGTAACCCGCGAAATCATACTTAGGATGTTTTCCCATTATACGATTAACCTCCATCAATTATTTGCCGCCATTTTGAATGTAGTCTAGGTATTGTTGATAGCCGTCAGGATCCATTTGTTCAGGATCCATACCTTGACCTTCTTCAGGGGACGCGACCGACCCAGGTACAGAAACATCTTGATTATTATCAGCAATGTTTGGATTATACAATTGATCCGCCATTGGATCAGAAATTGGACCATAACCAATGACCGCACGAAACTCATTTGAGGTGAGAATACGGTTACGAAGTAATGAATCCCCGATCGTAGCAAGCTGACTCGTAGGAACAAGCTTGAATGGATCGTTGTAAGTCACGATGCGGTGACCTTGTGTATAACCTGTCTTAGTGATAAATTTTCTTTGAAATTCTTCTTGAATACGAGTAACAATCGGATCGATCGTACGAGTATAATAGTTTTGCATTTGTTCTGCATTAGCAGTTCCGTCGAATACGGCTTTGGTCAAACCAATTTGTGAAAGTAATTCCTCCGTTAAGTATTTGATCTCTTCCATAAGATTGGTGTTGATCGGTCTATTTAACTGAGTAATCTTTTCATCGGCGGCAACATAGGCAATACCAGTTGAAGATTTAGATAGCTGTTCTTCAATATCTTGAATACGAGCGTCGGCTTCTTTACGCTTGATGTCATTACGGACAGGCACAGGCAATTGTAGAATCATGTTCCACTTATTAGCGATAAGTTCTCTGTCATGAGCATCTAAAACAGCTAGCTTCTGTAACAAACGAGACATCGTTGGGTTTTCAGCACCTACAATGTTTGCCAAAGGGTTCTCGATAATCGCACACATTTTCTTAGGCACGATAATCTCAGAGAAATCTCCTTTTTCCTCGTTGTAAATTTTAACACGTACTTTTGTAGGATACCATTCCAGAATCTTACCAACCCGCATCGACTTAATGTCGTACGAATCAGATTTAGACGGATCTACAGTTGCTTCCAATGGGACTGCTGCAACTACTCCATCGTCAAATAGTGAATACACTAAGTCGTGGAAGAAGTCTGTTGAAGATTGATCGAGGTTCATCTCGACATCAAACAGTCGTTGTAACGCCGAATTTTTCTGCACCTCTTGGTTTTCACCATCGGGAGCTAACTTAACGTGTTGGAATTTAACCATAGCAGCATCCATAGCAATACGGTTAAAGATCATTGATGCAATCGACGAACGACTAAAAGAACGACCCGGAATAGAAGTGTTAGGACTCAATGCACGGGGTTCCAAAGACAATTGAAATGGTTCGTCAGTTTCAACAAGATTTGCGGAGGATTGTGTTCGTGAAAACATAGCCCAAGCATGAGTCAATCCATCGGTAAAAATACTCATATTGGCCTCTCTAAGCCGCGTATAGATCCATGTTGCGTTTAAACGCTACCCATGCGTCGATCAGTGCGGCTACGTTATCGATCTTTTCGTCAGATCTTCGTTTAGATAACTTGTAGTTACCATTATTATCCTGAATAGCAACAGCATTACCCATTGCAAACTTCATAAGTTCTTCGTCGAATATTAACTGTCTTTCCATAGCCAAGTTCTTCAACTCACCCATAGGTACAGATTCTGTACGAGCTCCTTGGATAATCTTCTCTACGCCATACTCACCATTATCTCTAGACCAACGCTCAACAAACTCTCGAGCATTATATGGGTCGAAACCAAATGAGTAAACGACGTAGTTGTGTCTATAAATAAAGTTTGTTAGATCATCATATACCTTATTCATATCCAATACAACGTCTGGCATGACAATAAGTGTACCTTCGTCAATGAAAGTATCGTACTTATTGCGCATTGCTGATGTGAGCTTCTTGAGTTTAGACTCACAAACATAAGATCTGGTCTTAACACCAAATCTACCTCTACCCAATGGGAATAAGAACGTAAACGCACAGAAGTCGTCCCCTTGTGAAAGGTCTCCTCCCATTGCGCATTCCAATCCATCGAAGTTCTGAGGTCTATGAGGAATAGTTTCTTCGTAAACAAAGAAGTAAGTGTATCCCTCAACCGGTATTCCAAAACGTTTAGCTAAAGTATCTGCACGAGTTGATGGTTGAGTCTCTGCTCGTTCCACTTCTCGTCGATATGTTTCGTAGCTAACAGTTGCTCCCAGATTTGGATTGGCCTTAAGCCATGTTTCTGGGTGAGCTACCTCACGAACATCGTCCAATCTGTAATACCAGATGGACACATGAGGGTTGAAGTACCGACCTTCTAGTATGTCAGTTAGCTCCATTTTGATTGTATCACCAACACCGTCCCGGGCAGTACCCTCTGACGACGTGGCTATGATTAGGTAGTTGTCATTCTTAGACGCACCCTGTTCGATCGCACCGATAACATTATCGCGAACTTCACCGGATAACCATTCGTCCACCGCTGCATACTTACAACGCAATCCTTGAAGTTTATCGACCGACATTGGGCGAATCTCTAACAAACTGTTTGTTGCGAAATTCTCCACACCTTTCTTTGTTGATGCTAGCAACTGTTTCTGGGTGAGATTCCCAGTCATCTTAGATCCTTGAACCATATACCGAATCATAGGACCTTTTGCTCGACTCAAAGCCGTTCTAAATGGGCCCATAATTTCTTCGGCCTGTTTCATTGTAGGGGCACAGACGATTTGGTGTGTTGTTGCTGTATCTATTAGTAACATGTAAGCTTGCATGTACGTAGAATACATTGATTTCGCAGCTCCCCGTCCAACAATTAAGAATTGTTTATTGACAAGTCGCTTAAATTTTGATTTTATCTCCCATTTACCGAGTTTAGGGTTGTAAACCTTATCCTCTGAGACATAAAACCATGCGAGGGCACATTCAGCCCAGAGTTTAAACGACGGCAGAAGAGTTACGTCACTACCGTCGGTGAGGGTCATCTCATTTTCGCAAAATCTTACAAAGCCCTCAATCGCTTTACTATCATAGTAATAATCCGGCGACTCGATTAAGAAATCGATACGGTTCATTTCCAGTGATACCATCCGATTGACCGGAATTTCACCTCTAAGAACTTGCTCCTTAAACTTCATGTACTCTTCCGGATATGCTTTGTTAGAAAGTACCAAAAATTAACTCCCTTACTTAATTCTTCTTATTACCACCTGTTACGCTATTAAATCCATAATCAATGGATTTCTTAACAGTACTTTGAGTAGCGGAACCAACAACTGTTTTAGCAATATCGCGGAAGAAGCTGTCTTTCTTAGCAGGTTTCATAGTAACTTGAGCGTTACGTTTGATTTGTTCTGCAAAATCGTTTTCTAACCGCAACCGTTCAGTTGCTTTACGAATATCTTTATCAGACATCGATGCCCGGTTCTGATATTTCTTTTTCCATTTGGCAGAAGTTTTAGCAGAGTTTTTAGCTCGACGTCGAGCCTTCACTTTAGAAATTCGTTGCTTTCTAAAGCCCCACTTCATACCCTTGATACCAAAGTGTTCGATAAAATCTGAAGAAGAATCTACTGAAACCAAATTATTCTGGTTTTGCATTGTATACCTCCTTCTGAATAATAATCCTATGCGACAAATTGTTTAGACTTGTCGTTAAGGTTGTTAATACAGAACCTGCTGGAGGATCGAATACAATTCTCACAGAGATATAGATAAATTGTTTAACCAATCTCAATAAATGTTTATCAGACGAATGCAACAATTCCTCCCATTGGGTTTCTTTTGTCACTTCGACTTCTGGATGGACATTTGTAAGTTGTGATAATGTACCTAATGCTCCATCGATCTCTAAAAGTAATCTAGAGTCGAATCCTGTATCTTCTTCGGAGGCAAAATCCAATGTTGTTTTAACATCGTCTAAAATTTTAGACATATACTTACCTCACCATAATTTTGTATCTCCTGGTTGGCGTTCGACAAGTATAGATTGAGATCTATCGCCGTAGTGGATTATGTTGTGAGTGTTTCTAGAAGTTGTTATTAGAAGATCGGGGTTAAGTAAGATATCTTCTCGCCATTCCAATATGTCGTCCTCTTGAAGAGGAATCATATGGTGAACGATGATGTCTTGCTTATTCGGTATTTGAATACCGGGTACTCCAAGATCGTATCCTAGATCTCTCGCTATGATTTCTTCTCGTAGATCACGCCAAATCCGAGACTTGTAGAATGGATTTGACATGTGTCTTGGTGATCTATACCCTCGTTTGAATAACGATAGGTAATTGAGTCGATCTCCAAAGCTGTCTAAGGTTAATAGTTTCTTGTATGAAAGATCTTCAAACATACTTCTGTCACTCATCACAATTCCTCTGACGGCATATAGCCACGGATAGCATTGATAACTTCCTGACTATCACCCTTTCCTTTTACTTCGCTATCAATTAATGAGACACGAGAACTATCTAATTTGTTCTTGGTTCTCAAACTCTCCAACTGGAGTTCATTCTCGACTGTTCCGTACTTGAGTAACGCGTTTAATGTACTTGGCGCGATAGTACCATTGTCGAGTTGTCTTTCTGCCAGATCGAATGCCTTTTTTGTTAGTTTTAGCATTCTTCCTTCTGGAGTTAAAGCTTGACGGATGTCGTCCGTTTCATTTCGTCTTCGGGGCATTTGTAGATACCTCCGTGTTTGGCTTCACTTCACCCTGAAGTCTGCGTAAAGCTTGGACCGCATGCTCGATATAATCTTCAGCTTGAGTAATTGATAAACGAATACCAACCTCATTAGCGAAGTTTGTTAATTTACCGAGAGCTTCTTGTTTCTTAGCTTCATTCGCGATACCTAAGGAATCAAGTGAAGAAACGATAATCATCGCACGTTCCGCAAGAGTCGAAACTTTCTTATTGTTGGTTAGTGCTCCGATGTATTTAATCAATTCAACAACGACCGGTAAAACTACACCGAGTGCGACCAACAAATTAACTACGTTTTCTAGCATTGCGTTTTCCTTCTTCCTTGATATTATTCTCGTCAACATAATCGTTAACTATACGACTGACATATGAGTTGCCTCCTTTTTTAGAGTAGGAGTCATACATCATCAGTATCTCGTTATTGGATAGACGCCCAGAATGGATCCCCGTAATTATTTGTAATCGCAGAAAGTCCAGTTCTTGCGTCTTTCGCATCTCCTCAACGCTTATAGTCAATGCTCTAATAGAATTTTTTATCCCTTCGATTTCTTGATTCTGCTTTTCCTCCAATTTTGCCCACAGCTTCTTGAAGGCTCTAGTGGCAAAACCGATGATAGATGCGCCAATACCGAAGTATAGTCCAATTTGTGACAGAACTTCAGGAGATAGCAGCCACTTTAGAAGACCTGTGAAATGTTCTTGTACTTCAGAGTGCATACTTATCTCTCTTTCCATAATAGTTACCCCATACTTTAAACCTAGTTTGAGGTTTGAAAACCACTCCGGGGAAATTTTAGGGTGGTGCGGCGATGCAGGGGGGTGGGGAGTCTTTGCGACCCCTCCCCTTAGGGGGTGTCACCTGGAATGATTTGTTTTTTTCTTATTCATTTCCAAATGTCACGATTCCGGACTGCGTTGTCGGAAGACGAATGGGTGTTGAAACGTTCTTCTTGATCGTTGTCCATACGCCTTCGATTGGACCTTCATCGATGATCCAGTTCATTGCCATAGCTGTTCGCTGAGCTTCTTCAACAGCATCGAGCGCGTCTGATGTATCACCAAGAACCATAGCTAACAGTTCTGGTGTGTTGTAACCATTGTCTTTGTCCCATTGCCACCAAGCATCGTAGTCATCATAAGGGTTGTATGGGTTGTCGTATGTAGTTAGCATAGCATCAACAGTTGTCTCACGATTGTACTCAGCATCAGTGACTTGATCGTCTGTATGATCACTCATAGCATCAGGCATAGCATCGTGCATGAGCTTGTTAGAGTCTTCATGCTCTAGTGGTTGTGTAGTGTACGTCATGCATGGCCTCCTTTCTATGATAGATCCTGTACAGTAGACACACTGATACCTAAAGCATCAGCTACTTCAGCATAGGTGTGACCGTTCTTAAGCATAGTCTTAGCACGGCTAGCAGTAGACAAGCTAATAGACTTCTCTGTACGTGGTGTAGCTAGCTGCTTAACACGATCACTATCAGCGAATCGTAGTACATCGGTTAGCATCTTACTAGAGACGGCACCGGATTGAATAGCCTTCCACTCATCATCGTCAATGGAGATGCGTGTAGACTTACCATCAGCACCAGTCTTAACACGAGCTGCCGCAATAGCCTGTTGTTTAAGCTTCTTAAGCTGGTCTTTACTCATATCAGGAGTACGTTTCTCAGCAATAGTCTTGTTAGCCATGAGCTGAGCTTGACGTTCTCTAGGTGAGTTGTATAAAGCGTCATTAAGCTTCTTCTGTAGAGACTCAACTTGTGTCTTGTACTTGACTTTAGCTTCCTTAGACATTGTCATGTTAGGGGTCTTGCTAATGATAGACTCACCTTTTGTACGCATCTTGCCAAGGGCATTGATGTAATTACCATACATGTTTTCGATAGCTGTACCAGAACCTAGTTTCTTAGCATCATCTACCATATCAACATTAGGTGTAAATGAAATGGTTTTTGTTTTCTTAATCTTAGGCGCCAATCTAGGATTAGCAGCTAGTTCTTCAGCAGTTCTTTCTTTATACCAGTGCTCGGTCTCACGATAGTCGGTCTTCGATCTAGAAATAAGAGTCGATGCACCACTAGATATCTTTCCAGTGACCACATCAAAATGTTCTTGATATTTCTTTTTAAGTTGATCAATATTATTTTCTCGTTCAGATCGTTTATAATCTAGACTATGTTTTTCTGCATCAATAACAACCATTGAATGTTTAACCGCTCTAGCGATTTCCGATTGTGATGCACCTTTAAGAGTCATGTCGGTAATAAGATTTGATACAACACCCATTTGTTTTTGGGTATCAATCTTTGGTGGATTAGGAGTATAATAACTTTTGGAATCGAAGTTCTTTAATTCTTTTAAAGATCGACTCGTTTTAATTCCGTTGTTATTATTAGGAATAACCATAACAGAGTCACCATCGAAATCGGCACCAGATAATTTAGAAGCTACAGATGAATCAATACCGATTGCATCTTTTGCACCTTTCATGAATTTAGCTGGACCTTTATCCAATTTATTATTAACTGTTAATTCTGGTAACTCGAAAATACCACCATGAGGATAACGAACAAGTACAACCTTTTCACCATTCTTAAAGTTCGGAGCATATACTTCGTTAGCTTTAATACCTGATAAAGGTAATAACACTTGTCCTTTCATTCTATCAAAACCAACCATCTTAAGATGTTGACGTTTGACAGTTAATCCATCAACAAAATCTTGCATCATTACTTTCTTGACGACAGGATTTGTTAGTGCATTAATTTCTTCAAACTCTTTCTTCAGTTTATCATATGTTTTTTCAATACGACCTTTAACTAAAGCTGGTGGTTGTTTAGATAAGAACTGAGAAGATAATGTTTTGGACCAAGTATTCCAATCACCTTCCTCATTTACTTTATTAATAGCGCCTGATTGTTTCTTAATCGTAGCACCAAACGGATTATCAGGATCATCTTTCAAAGGTTTAAGTACCTTTTCTTTAGGAGTTCCTTGCTTCTTATTGGTGTTGAAGATAACATCCACACCTCTAGGGAAGTCTTTCGGATCCCCATAAATAGCCATACCTTTAAGATAATGCGTACCATTAACACCAATACGAACCTGAGCGTATCTGGATTTACCAAGATCCAAGTCTTTTACTCCTGGACGTAATTCCATTACACCATCTTTGTCCGTACCACCTTGCTCATCGTATCGAATACCGACACGCTTCCAATCAATATGTTGAATAGGCTTAAGACCTAATGAAGATTTACCTTCAGCGTCAGTATGAATATGTGGAGGTGTGATTTCATGCTTATGTTCCCTAACAACAGCAGGATCTGCTTCTTTAGTTAACACTTTCATTTCAACCCAGTGATCATCATTTGTAGCATTCTTAACATAAACAGTATGTCTATGATATCCTTCGGATTCCAATTGTTGTACAGCACGTTTAAGAGTACTTTCGTTAACACCAAGTTGTTGTGCAGATCCCAAACCAACGTCGAGATATGGATTCTTTTCAATAAGACCTTTAATATCAGTCTTAATTTGCTCCATGCGATTCACATTATTACGCACTTTAGCATCCAAATTCATACGAACGGTTGATTCGGGAATACCTGTTCTACGAGATATCTCGATAGATCCTAAACCTTGATCTGCAAGCTCTTGAATTCGACTAATATTATACAATCGAATTTCATGCTTAGCAATATTATTCCTTTTACGGAATTCAGTAGTTGTAATACCTAGCTTCATTGCTATTTGTGTATCAGATAATCCCGATCGCCTGTATTTAACAACTCTATCGGACCATGAAGTAGCCCGCTGAAATGAATTTTCACCAGATCCCCAAGCATATCGTCCACTGTGTGGAATATTACCTTGGTGCGGGGTTCCTCTATGCTCGAGCATATCATTATATGCTTCTTCCAAGTTCATGAATATGATCCTTTCTATTTAGGTTTACTTTCAAGAATTCCCGAGAACTCTTTAATTGTATGATATACGTCATACACGTCTTCTGCTTCTGGAATATAAGTCTTGATATCATTACCTTGATAAATACGGAGTTCAAAATCCGTCTTCTCAGGCTTGACACCATACTCCAAACAGAAATAAGCAGCATAAACTAATAGCTGCTCCATTTTAGGTTTGGTAACGCCTGTCTTTAAATCATGAATCCTAAGAAATCCACGAGGATTATCTTTCTTAGGAGGTTCATAACGAATAGCGTCAGCAGTACCAAATGCATATGGACTGTAGAATAACAATACTTCACTATCCATACGATATCCAATTGCGTCATTAACAAAATTAGCAACAGCTGGGTGAGTATTACCAGGCAATAATTTGATTTTATGCCTAATAGCTTCACTTGCAAATTCATGCAACTCAGTTCCACGTTGCTTAGCTTGTTCGTTTTCAAATCTGCTAATCATCTTGTCTGGCGTGTAATTTAACCAATGACATTGACTAGCGCTGAGAAATGAGTGACGACCCTCGTACTCTGGATGTCTGTTCCATTTCATTGAGTACTTCCTCCTTGTTCTCTGGATAAATGGTTCGGGCCCATCCACCATTTGTATTATAATGATTTAAATAATACTCTTGGTTTGGTCGATATGGGGCCTTGGCCGATTTCTTTACTTCCAAATGATAGGAATATGGACCAACGTCAACAGATAAGTCTGGAATACCTTGAATATAGTTAGGATCATTCTTCTTAACAATAGCTTCAGGGATTCGTGTCTTAATATCTTTAATCAATTGTTTTTGGAAATCTCGTTCCAATTTGGACATGTGCTCTCCACCCAATTCCTTTCATTAAATTTCTTTTTGCTTCGAATGGAGCGTTCGATCGCATCATCAATAGAAGCCGGGGACTTCAAGTAAACGTAATATAAATTTTCAAAGGAGGTATTCACTCGATTAATTCGTCCTTCCGATTGCTCCATTATTCGGTAAGAATAGTTAAGCGAGTAGAATAAAATCGTATCAGTAGTAATGCAATTCCATCCCTCGGCTCCGGCTGTATATTGCACAAGATATACCCAGGTTTCAGCGTCTGGGATTGCCTCGTGCTTTTGGCCGTTCCATTGATAATATGCCCTATCTAATTCTTGACAAATCTCTTTTAGAATATCAAGCTCGTAGGTGTAGTTATAAAAGACAATGACTTTATCACGAGTCATAATCTCTTGTTTTGCATGAATTCTACGACGCTCGCTTGTATTAATAATACGACGAAGCACTTGTGTGAATTCAGATGCATTCATTATAGGTTCCTCAGTATATGGATTAAAACGAGTCTTGACAACAGTTTGATATAAATCCTTGTCGAAGTCCGCGTTAATATACTTCCGGTTTAATTTGGTAGTTCTAAAATCTTGCATAGGTACTGCCAAATACTTACGGAACCTTTCTAATTTATCGGTCTTATGGTATCTTCGAATTTGAGGAAACTTAGAATATGGATTGTACTCCACATGTTGATCCACAAAATCAGTTTTGTTTCGATAGAAATTATTGGCTATAAAAATACACATCCAATCCATCCAAACATCTCCCGGGGTTGCTGTTAGCATTATCCAATTGTTCTTGCGAGCAATATGTATGAATGCCATTCCCCATTTACCATAACCGATTGCGCGTTGTTCGTCAAATATAAAGAATGCATCTTTAACATCAGTATACTTTTCGATATTGTTCCAGGAATCTACAACGCCATCAATTCCTAAGGCTTCAAAATCTCTATGCCATTCTCGATCGTTTCTTTTCTTAGCGACCGTAATAATATAGAGAGGCTTATCAATATGGTTCTCCATATAATAAAATAGGCCGGTCAAGGATTTACCCGAACCGACCTTTCCGCATAATACAGAACCGTTATGTAACCTATCAACCGCCTTTCGTTGATAAGGATATAACTCAATCATTAATAACCATACTTACGTTCAAGCGGATTTGGAGCTACGTGAATATACGCATTCTTCAAATCAAGACGAGCGTAAGTTCCTTCATCACTAGGTTCGCGACGACGGATAGTCATATCAACACATTGCATTTCCATTTCATCAATCAATTGGAATTGATCTTCGGTTAAGAACTGACGGTTCTCAGCACATACTGGATCATCCACATCACATACGCCATCTTCATTGTCATAAATAAGCGCGATTGATGGAATTGAGAATTTGGTATACACTTTCACTTTGAAATAGTAAAATGGTTGATACATATCAGGGTTCTCGGCCATCTTTTTAGCCATTTCGTCATCTCGTGGTTTAGGCTCCCACAATTTAACGTTTACCCCATACTGTTCGGCAAGGATTTGTGCGTCTTCTTCAGACACGACAACGTTGAAATAACGATCTCCAGCACGATTGTATCGTTCTTCACGTCCTGCGAAGTTTGGTTTAAAGGCAAACTCAACATCTTCGAGGATAAGTTGATGGTTAGATGCTTGTAATAATTTTGTCATGATAATGTCCCTTTCTATTTTGACGTGATTGACAAATTGCAACAAAAAATAAAAGGAGCGCGAAAATCGTTGATTTTTCTTGTTCCTTTCTATTATGTGCCATGTAATTTCTGCGAAGTTTTTACAAACCCCGAGCGATCAACAATAGCGTTGATGTCTCCAACCTTCATGATTTTCTTCAAACCAGCAATAGCAATTTTATCATAGTAGTCGAAATCGATATCTTCATAATCGAATTCCGACGTTTGTTTGAATTTGAATCCTTTTGTTCCAGTTACAGATTTGAAATTCTCATTGTCTTCTGTCCACAAACATTCCGCTCCAGTCTTAGAAGCGTAAATGGATCCTACTTTACCGACGAATTCGTCTCCAAGATAGATATGACCTTTGGATTGCTTAGTAATAAAGAAATCACGATCAGTCAATTCTTCTTTTGTCCAAACCCGTTTGAGTAAATAAGTGTTAGCGAACTCTGCGCCAGTTGGAGACCACTTGTCATCTTCCAATTGAGCAATATAAACCGCGTTATTAATTAACGCCATACGTTTATATGTATGCTCGTGGTCGAATTTGTAGTTATACTCAGGTCGTTTACCAAACTCATCTACGAATTTGATGATATAATCATCCGCGTTAGGAACTTTAACAGAGTCAGTCTTAATATGACAAACCTGATAACCTTCAGCTTCGATTGCGAATTTGAGATCGACCATAAATAAAGCTCCGCGCTTAGCAACAATATTATCGATGTTGTCTTTGTGTTTGAATTTATTATCAAACGATGCAGACGTCATACCATATACGGAGTTGATCGCAATCTTCAATGCTTCAACCAATGGTTTACGATATTCCGGATTATCCAAGAACGGAGCAAGCTTACCGTCAAACATAAGTTTAACTTTGTCAACTTTGTTATGTTTCAATAACACGCGTACTTTCAACAAGTCAGCATAACGTTGAGTATATGGGCCGAAGTAATTCATATTGATTAAACTATTCGGATGCATTGACTCTACGTCAAGCAAGGCGATGTTTTTATATACACCAGGTTCAGCATATACATATCCGCCTTCACCAGTTTCAATGCCACGATATGTGGACTTACCGAATTTGTATTCGTATCCTGGGAATGTCTTACGCAAGTCTGTATAAATAAACTTATCTTGTGGACGCGGATCTTGACCAAAGATAAATAATGCAGTAAGCTGATTGTTTGTCGCATTCATAGACCCACCAGATAAAGTGGCTAAGATCTCACGAGCAATATAGTCAGCAAATGTAGCATCAAATACTTTCTCAGTGGCCATAACGTCATTGACACAGTATTCGACAACAGTCTCAACTAAATCGTCGGGTACCGGTTGATCCCAAGGGATTTCCATTTCGACGTGGTTGATTCCCAAATCAACTTCCCAACGTTTCAATGATTGTTTCTTCTTAGCGTACTCATAAATATCAGCATAACTCAATTCATAAGCTGCTGCATACATGCCAGTATTTGCATTCTTCTCGTTGATAATTCTTTGGGACTGTCGGAATAACTCCATGTTTGTCCCTCCGAGTAAACGAGCGTAGAGAATATGGTTATCATATCGACGGTTGTTGAAACCAACTAATGGAAATGAACACAAATATTCAATTTGGTCTGCCGATGGATTTATCCAACGAACGAATTCGTCTTCACCATACTTCTTCCATACGACAACAAATAGATTTGGATACACCTCAATATCGAAGAATACAATTTCTTCTTTGGCAACAATCTTAGTTCCTGTTGTTAACTCGGTCTCGGTTTTGCCATCGTCATCTCGCATAGAAGACCAAGGGATCTTCATAAATACATCCAAGCAATAATCTTTATTGTTTGATGATTGCAACGCTCGAAGAAATACTGAGTGCTTAAGATCCGACAAATCGTATTTCAATCCCATGTCATGTGCTTTATGAATTTCATGAGAAATCCAATCTATCGTTGGTTTAGTATTTGCGTGGCTAGGTTTCTCTCCAGGAATAAGTCCGAGCTGTTTCTTAACAAACTTACGAAGAGTCTTCTCGGTATAGGTAATATCTTTTACGTCTTTATACATGTCATCTTTCACCTTCTTCTCTTTCATCGGCAGTCCCGACGAAATATGAGATACTTCAAGATTGTTCGATGCATTATCAATCCGTCGTAAAGACGCCTTCCCTTTATAAACTTTAATTTCGACATGGTCTTCAACAACATTGTCTAATAGGTTTACATCACCATCATATAAATAATGCAGGTGAATACCTTTTCCGGATTTGGATACTTCAGCATATGTCGGGGGATACTTCGACGCAGCCTCTTTATTTAACTCCAAACTTTTCTCTCCATTCTCGTCCTTAATATCAAAGTCGAGAATAATATGTTGTAGTGGAACTTTGACCCAGTGTAATTTACGAGTGTTGATTTCTCGTAGAGTTGTGTCAACCTCATCCCATTTCTGAGATGGGTTTCCATTCTCCAATGCTTCTTGTGCAGGATAATCGGCTGCCAATTTATTAAAGACCTCGTTGTGATAACAGAAATCCAACCAGTCCTTAACTTCGTCCTTAGGAATATCGATACCGACAACACCTTCAGGAAAGGCTACGGACCATCTGAAACCTTTAAAATAATTACGAACACGAACATCATCAATTTTGGCTTCACTAAGCATTGTATCAAAATAACGAAGCGCTTCACGTTTGATAGTTGCTTTATAGCCTTCTGTTCGCCATCCCATATCTTCAAGATAATTCTTATACAACTCGGAAAGTTGCTTAAGACTAATACCATCTTTCATTTGCATAGCCTCGCTACGAATGAAATCAAAGATATGGTCGGTCTGTTCTGCCATATCAACATCGAAGTAATCATCAAAATAGTCTTGACCCAATTCTTCAAATCTCTTAATTGCAAGATGAGCGATATATGGGAGCTCGTATTTGATTTGATTCATCAATGTATCGTATTCTCTATGCGGAACTTTATTTCCACTAGGATTTACAACGACGGCTCGACGAGTAATACCAGAATCTACGTTTCGAACTTTGTATCGTTGGTTTGATGCTGTAATTAATAATCCACTGAAAGTAACATCATAAGGTTCCTTATACTTTTTGTTAACTGATATAGTTTCATGACTTGTCAGTTTCAATAACGGGGTGTCGTTAAAGATATGACTAATGTCAGTATCCTCATCAATCAACAATGGGACTTCTTGAATTTGTCCAGTAGCAAATTGATCACCACTTGTCAATAATTTCAAATCGATAGTTCCACAGTAATCTCCGAACAACCATCGGAATATCTTGAGGACAGTTCCTTTACCACTACCTTTCGATCCATACAAATACATGAACTTTTCAATCTTGTACATTTTGTTGGTGAATAAAGCACCCATGAACCAAAGGATCTTGTCAAGTTCTGCTGGAGCATATAACGTACCGATCAATTTCATGAAAGCGTTAGGAGTTCCTTCGGTCGGTGTATATGATAACTGAGTGGTTGCATAATCCTTTCGCTTCATTTCATGATCAGAGAATAATATCTTCTGGTTGAACGAAGTTTCATCCTGCTCGGTGGCTTTACAATAGTCAAGAAATAATCGGAACTTGCCACCAGAAGCTTTCCGAATTTCTTTAACTTCAATGCGAACCCCTGGTCCCTCCTCTTGAAGCTCTCTCGCTTTATTCCACAACTGACTATCAATATCGTGAAATAAATTCCGTTGTAATGTGTCCCATCTATGGCCATTCCAATAAGCATAGAACTTACCACCCTTTACAACCAAATCCTTGGCATCGCCAAAAATGAAGTCTGGTGATACCTCGTAATCGCATTGTCTATTATTAGAATGGAATTTTTTGACGGAAACATCTAAAAAATCCATTTAGTTCCTCCTCACCAACACCCACACGTTTTTTGCCCACATTTCGCCATTGTTTTATATATAAGTTAAAATTTTAACTGCTTTCTACAACAATATAGACTTTTAGGCAATTTTCGCGAGTTTGTGTGGTGTTTTTTACAATTTTTCCTGTTTTTGGCCCATATAGGCCCGTTTTAGGCCAAAAATCCTATAATTTGACGATTTTCTGCACCAAAATCCCGCAAAAATTTTTGTGGGAATTTGTGGTGTTTCTACCAAAGAATCCTAAATTCAAGCCCATATTCACTCGATTTTTCGTCCAAATCATACCAAAAGTCCCTCTCAAATACCAAATCATACTCGAATCCGAGGACTTCTGCACGGAAATAATCCCCTTTTTCGTACGTATCTTTCAGCTTTTCAGGCCCTTTATACATGAATTTGAACCCTTGGATCTGCCCAATATCGTCCTTAACATAGGCAATACCAACCCAATTATGGTCTTTAAAAACCTTAAAATCAATGCTCTTACTCATCTCGTTCCTCCAATTCTTTCCGTCCAGGAAATTGAAAATCAGGGAATTTAATCAACTCCCTGGTCTCCGAATTAAATGCCCACTTGCGATCGTGACTAGTCCACCATTTACTAACAGCTTCTCCAGTTATACCACGACTGTCTAACTCTTTGCAGACAGGAATATCAGTACTCATCGTCCAATCCTTCTTTCTCGAAGTAAATAGTTTCGTCTTCCTTATCCACAATTTTATCGAACGGACCATCAGTCTTTTCGAAATATGTCGTGAATGATCCATCACCATTAGCCACAATACGAACAACCTCACCTTTCTCAATGCGAGATAACATCATATCAAGCATGACGCGGTCGTTTTCCTTTTTGGCTTCTTCTTTTTGCATCTCACGAACGTAATATGATATTGCATCAATCCCATCAGGGAATTCATACACGACCTTATCATCATAATTCGCATAGACCGATTTGGGTAAGTTATTTGGATGACGAACATCTGTCATAACTTTATCAAATGTCTCACGATCAACATTCAAGTTAAGCTCGAGTTCTTTGGGACCATTTAAACGAATCCCTGAGAACTGAGGTCGATATTCAACTTTCTTATTTTTATCAAGAGCTTCCATAATGGTTTGTTGAACCATACCTGATTTCCCATTACCACGAACTGGCATAAATTTAATTGCACCAGTCTTAATATCAACTGATGAGGTTCCGCCAGTACTATTAATATGTAGGTTATCCTTAGATTCACCTTTCATATTATCAACAATCGCATCCGCATTCTTAATAATACTCTCAATGTTTCCATCAAGCTCTTTCATGCGCAATTCCTTCCAATCAGCCGCCTTTTTACCCTTCAACCAGCACGCAGCCATAGCAGCATAGTTAGACAGGTCTTCTAAGGTGTCTACGAGGCTCTCAGAGGCGATCTGAGCGTCTTTATTCGGATCATTGAGTGAAACTAAGCGCTCGAATTTGTCGCTCATACGGACGATGCCAGCCACCAATCCGAAGGTGTCCAAACTCTTCTCAAATGAGTTACCATAGTCGTGATTTTTGCGGCAAAACACATTATATTGGTGGTCATATTGACCTTTCATTGATGTTGGTGTTAATTTATCAGTCATTGTCATACTTTCCTCCGTTAACATTTACTTTAATGTCTTTCATTCCTGTGCGTCCGATAATAAGAGATTTCACGTCACTCTCATCAAATACATATATAGCCTCTATTCCACTCCACACAAGTCCTGAGTTTTTATGGATTGTATGGATAAGGATTCTTTCACCTAATATATCATGATCCCATTTGCGTTCGATCTTGGTTACTTTTTCGAAAGTGAAATCTTTATGCTCAATATTTCTGTATGAGGTCACTGTCACGATACTTCTATCACCATTCCAAGGATTAAATCTGATTTTGGTAAAGTCAGTACCAGCAGTCTGTTCAGCAAGATACATAAGAGTTTTATTCGCCTCAAATTCATCAAGCTCGGTGATTGCGATGTTTTTAATATCCCGCATAGCAATAATTTTAACACCGTCTTTATGAATCGTTTCCTTGTATTCGACCTTGATATAAGAATCATGGTAACTAATATCCGTAACCAATAAAATGAATTCTAATGGTTTATCGTCGGCATATGTGATTGCGACAGTCTTGTATTTTGGTTCATTTTTCATCTTGATCTCCCTTCATCTCTTTAATTTGCGGATATGCTTTGACAAAATCAGATTTCTTAGGGAAAAATTCGATCAAACCAATATTGCTTAGTGGAATTAAAATTATCTTAGAATAATCCCCATTCCGTATATCAATATATGCCGATTTTGATCGTTTATCAATATCAAAATCATAAACATCAAAGAAAATGTTTACTGCATGTCCATTCATTCCAGATGATATCTTATCATCAACATAGTTAATATAAACTACTCCCTGTCCCTTAGCCATGCTCGGTTCCTCCTATTTATTCAATACGTCTTTGACAAATTCCTTGTTTACAGCGCCAAGTTCCAACATATCATTCAAATATGCTTCACCACGCGCAATTGTTTCTTTGTCTACATGTGCACTCTTAGCACTAATTGTATCTAGACGCTTGTACGAGAAGATATCAGCATTTGGTTCCATAAG